AGCGAAAGGATCTCGGGGGCGAACGCGCCGGTCTGCCCGGGGGCGGGACCGACCCAGAACCGCTGGCTGCCGACGCCCTGAGGTTGATCCCACTGGACCATCATGGGGTCACGGCCGCGGGCCTGGAAGCGCGCAGTCACCAGCCGAAGCACCGCATCCACCAGGTCATCGGGTATCGACTCATAGCCGCCCTGGTATTGCACCGTGACGGGACGGGATTCCCACCGCTCCGACACCCCGGTCCAGGAATTGAGGCGCACGAGCCAGCCCTGGCGCGCGTCGATCGTGAAATCGGTGCCATAGACCAGCGTCTGGGTCTGCAGGGCGCTGAGCGTCTGGATGACCTGCAGGCCGGTCGTGAACGTGACGCCCGCGGACCTCGAGCTCGAGGCCTGCGTCAGGGTCAGGGACTTGCCGCCAACGCTCTTGACCCGGGTCCCCGCTGGCAGGCTGCCGTCGGAGGCGAAGATGAGGGCGCCGCATTCCACCCCCGTGGTGCTGGCGATCCCGCTGATCACGGAGGAGCCGTTCGTCGTGCCGGTGAAACTCACGACACCGGTCTTGGCGAGCGGCCAGCGCGACAGCTGCAGCGGATAGATGCCGCCGGGTACCTGCCAGGGATAGGGGTCCTGCTGGATGAAGATCTCATCCTGGACCGCCTCGACCTGGAAGATCCGGTTGCAGTGGTTGCGGATCGCCCGGGAGGCCTGGGTGATCGCGCGCTGCAGGAATGCGTCGTTCGCCGTATCGGCGCTCGGGAGGCTCAGTTCATCATGAACCGTCGGCAGGTCCGTCAGGTCGTAGGGGCCTGCAGGCGGTGTCGCGCAGGCCGCGACGAGCGTCGTGCTGAGGGTCTCGACGGCCACTCAGGGCTCCTGGGCGGATACGTCGATCCTCAGCGAGGTGTTCCCGGCATAAGTGCCGGTCGATGCCAGCTTGACCTGGTACAGCGGCCCGACGAAGCCGTCCTTCGCCGTGTTGGCTGTCAGCGTGCCGTCGGTCGGGGTGTACTCGGTCGTCACCGGCGTCTGGCTGTTGAGGTTGTACGCGAACCGCGCAGAGGCCGTCGTGAAGTGAAACTGCGCGATGTCGATCCAGGTCGAACCACCGTCCAGGCTCGTCTGCAGGTAGGCATCCACCGAGGTGCCTCCTGACCCATAGGTGAAATTCGCCTGGACCGCGATCGAGCTCGGGGCATCCACCAGCTGCAGCAGGCTGGCCGGTAGGGCAGCGATGGCCTGGGCCGCCGTGATCGCCACATTCGCCAGGGTCGCGCGCATGTCAGCCTCGCTTTCGGGTCAGGAAGTTGCGTTTCGGACGAGGCGGCTCGACGACGGCCGGCGTGGCGCCGCGGGGCGCCACGTCAGGCGGAGGGTAGGGGCGAGGATCGACGGCCTCGCCGCTACCCACGAGCCTTTTGGCCATGTCATCCGGCACGACAGCATCCTGTCCCTGCCGCCACGGGCGCATGTCCCGCGTGAGCTTGATGATCGTGGGCACGGCCTTTAGACCGCGGCCAAGGTCTGCTCGCCGCCCAGGACCAGGTCCGCCGCCACACCGATCGTGGGGGACGTACCGCCGGTGAAGGCGACGACCGTCACCACGCGCAGGTACCGGTAGGCAAGGGTCAGGTCCACCGCGTAGTTCTGGTCCTGATTGGCGGCGGTAATCGCGGCGCCCTGGGCCGTGTTCGTGCCGTCATACAGGAAGTTCGTCCACGTGGAGTTGTCGGGCGAGTGCTGCAGGGTGGATTGGACACTCGCCGTCGAGGGGGCACCGGACTCGGCGCCCGTGGCGGTGTGCAGGATCGCAGACAGCGCCATGCTGTGCTTCTGCCGGTCGATGGAGGTCCCATCGATCGTCTGCGCGGCGGAGGCCTGCGGAACAACGCTGCTGACGGCAACGGCCAGCGCGGCGATGTTCTTCTGAGTGACTTGATCGGACATGGAAGTGATCTCCGAAAAACGAAATGTAGATGAGGACCCAGCGAAGTGCCGGCAACGCTGGGTCTTGGGGTCTCGCCGCTCCTATGAGCCCGAAGGCTTAGGAGATGGCCGGGGCCCAGCGCACGAACTGCGCAACGGCGACGGCGGCGTCGTGACGGATCTGGAAGTCGTGCTCCGCGATCGCGCGGATGAGGGTCTGGTCGGCCTGGAACGCCGACCAGGTCGTGCCGCCGCCGTCCACGTAGGTGCCCTCGCGCGACACCGCGAGCTCCAGGCTCATGGAGTCCAGGATCATCGCCTCATCCATCTCCGCCAGGATCACGAACGAGCAGTCCGTGTTGGCGCCGGTGGTGTCGTAGAGGTTGATGGGGATCTGGGTGCTCTTCTTCACCGGATAGCCCACGAGCTTGCCGGTGTTGAGCTCCTCCCGGTAGACGTACACTCCCAGGGAGTTCTGGACGTTGTAGAGGTAGTTGTAGCTGCGCGGGTGCATGAACCACACGCGCCGGGTGTCCGGCACGTTCGCGGTGTCGAGCTTGTTCACCAGGCCGCCGAGCTCCTGCGCCGCCGTCGCCAGCGTGTAGGCCTCGGTGGAGGTGATGAAGTTGCCCCCGACCGCCGCGGTGGAATTGGCGGTGCTCAGCCAGTTGCCCGCCGTGCCGCCGTTCGTGACGGCGAAGCGGTTGGCGAAGGCCGTGAAGCCCATCGGGGTTGCCTGGGTGCCATCCCCCAGCAGGAACGCCAGATCCTCGCGCAGGGCCACGATCTTGACCAGGTCGTCGCGCACGAAGGCGTCCGCCGCCGGGTCCGCGTACCGCATCATGTCGTTGGTCACGGGCACCAGCGCCGTCAGCTTCTTGAAGCTGGCGATGATCTGCCCTACGGTCTGCTGGGACGAGGGGATCTTGGCGGCCTCGGAGCCGTAGCCGGCGGTGCCGGCAGAGGTCTGCGCCGGCATGGTCATGGTGCCGCGGGGCATCGGGATGACCCGGGGGCCGGAGCTGCGGACCTGGGCGGTCGGGCGCAGCAGCTCGATGATCTCGTTCATGTAGTCCGGGGGCACGATGAAGCCGCCGGAGGCGCCCACCGAGGTCACGAGGGCCCGGGTGACCGGATCGCGACGCGTTTCGAACGCCCGCACGATCGGGTGACGCTCGCCGAAGCCGGCGACCGCCAGTTCGCGCGCGCCCACCATGCTGCGGCCGGCGGTGTGGAAGATCTTCGCGCAGGCGATCGCGCGCAGGCCCCGATGCGTGCCGAAGCCGCGGCGCTTGGCCACGTCCTCGTTGGTGTAGGGATCGTCGTCGACGATCTCCACGCTGACGTTGTGCTGACCGGCCACGGGGGTCGCGGTCTCGGCCGACATTGCCAGCAGCTCGCGGCTGCGCTTGATCTGCGCGTCCATTTCCCCGAGGCCACGCTTCTTGGCCTCATAGTCCGCCTGCTCCTCGGCAGTGAGGGTTTCCTTCTCGCCGATTGCCTTCAGCGCATCGAAGGCGACCGCACGCTTCTTCAACAGGTCTGCGACCTTATCCATGTGCATGGCTCCAAAATGAAAAAAGGCGCCAGTGGCGCCGTGGATTGCCTTGCCCAAGGGCTGAAAAGGGGCGGTCGATGCCGGATACGAAGGAGGCGCCCGAAGGCGCCCCCGTCGCTAAGTCAAAATCGCTGATGCGTCGGGCGCATCACGGCGGCGTGGCAAGCTTTGCGAGCTCCGCCCTGCGGGTGCGGAAATCAACGCTGCGCCCGTTCGCGGCGCCCGCGGAGTCCTCATCCCCGGCGGAGGTCTGAACTTCCTTGCTGTCGCCGTCCTCGGCCCCGGGGGTCGAGCCCTCCACGACTGCCCGAACGCATCGCTGGGCGGATTTGACCGAGCGGGTACAGGCGGCGTGGGAGTCGCCCGCATCGGCCACCCCGTCCGCCATGGTGGCGTGAGCGTCGGCGGCGTCGGCCAGGTGGGCGCCGGCGGCCTTGTTGGCCTTCACGGCACGCGCAACATGGTCCGCGGCCTTCTCAGGCTCGTTCTTGGCAGCCTGGAGCGCCTCGCCGACCTTCGCCTGCTGCTCCTGGGCCTTCTCCTGGGAGGTGGTGATGGCGTCCATGTTGCCGGCGATCGCCTGGTGGTGATCACCCAGGGCGCGCAGGTGCTTCAAAGCCCGCTCGTGGTGCCCCTGGGCGTCCTCCAGCTTCTTGCTGTTGCTGGCCGACAGGGCCTTGCCGGCCCGGGCCATCGCAACGCCGGCGCGCCAGGCGCGCGCAACGGGGGTCTTGCCCGCGGCGACGTACGCGCGCTCCTCCACCAGGATCGCGTCCTCGTCGATCTCGAGGTCCTTGCCGGCGAGCAGCTCGGTGGCCTCCTCCTTCGACATCGCGATGAAGGCCTCCCCGAGCTTGACCAGCGCCTCCCCCAGCATCCCTGGCACAGGGCTGTTGTCGCCCTCCACCTCCGTCTCCCACTCGGCACAGCTGTGGGCGTACCCGAGCTGCTCGAGCTGGTAGGCCAGGGAGGCCACCTCGTACAGGCCGCGCTTCATGCTCGGTACGCGCGGCGCGCGCTCGAGCGCCCGGCGGAATTTGGCCTTGAACCCGCGATCCTTGTCACTTTCAGCCATACCGGCCTTCTCCTCGTAGTGGTCGAGCACCTTGCGGGCTGATTCCTTCACGCCATCCGGGATGTCCGCCTGGGGCAGCCGGGACGCGGCCGCCCGCAGGGCGCCCTTGGGCACCTTCATCCGGCCGTCCACCACGTGGGCGATCGGCAGCCTGTAGGAGCCCCGCTCCTTGGGCTTCGCGGCGTTGTACGCCAGGAACCCCTTGCGGACCTTGGTCGGGTCGAAATTGTCGCCGCCCGCCCATTCGAAGATGGAGGCCTCGGCGGCCGCGCCATCCCAGGCGTCGGAGTCCTCGATCGGCAGGTCCTGGGAGGCGCCGCATTTCCAGTCCGTTGCATCCGAGCGGTTTGTCACAAGTGCTCCGGTGTCAGCAGGTACGGTCACGAAGGACAGCTCGAGCAGCTCCGCGGTGCGAATGTGCAGCCCGGCGCGGGGCCGCGCCGGATCCAGCGGCTCGGCGTCGATCGGCTCAAATCCGATGCTCACGGCGCGCAGGACGCCGGCCTTGACCAGGCCGCGGATGCGGTCCGCATCGGCGCTGATGCCCTCCGGCGCCCACTCCAGATCCACGCTCAGGGACCCCTCGGGCGTGAGGCCGGCTGACACGGGGGTCGCGACCGGCGTCTTCGGGTCATGATCGAAGAGGATCGTGCCGCCCCGCAGGAAATTCTCCGTCTGCAGCCCGGAAGGCTCGACGATGTGGCCGTCGCGGGCGAGCTGGTTGGTCGAGGCGATCACGCGCGTGCGATTTGCTTCCAGCTGCGTCGCCACAGCCGGCATGACCTTGCGCAGCAGGCTCATGATCAGGCGTACGTCGCCGCGCCGGCGCCCACCAGCGCCGCCGCCTCGCCGGCAAACAGGCTCAGCGTCGTGCCGCTGGCGATCGTCCGCGGGTAGTCCAGATTCGCCGCCGGCGCGCCGGTGAACGAGGGTCGGGCCGGGATGCCCAGTCCCGATAGCATGGCGTAGTTGCTGGTGAGCCGGACTTTCACGGCCACGCTGTGGTCGATGCGGGACAGATCGACATTGATGGGCGTTCCACCCACGGCGCCGTGGCGAATCAGCTTCGGATTGATCGGCATGTCAGCCCTCCGGGGCTAGATCGTTCTCGGCGGCATTCCCGCCAGTTGGCACTCCGGGCGTCGGCTCCTGGCCGGCGGCCGGCCGGCCGGCGCCATCGGGCGCCTGACCGCTCATGTCGCTGCCCAGGGCCGCCAGGTTCACCGGCTGCATGATCTCGTCGCCGCCCGGGACCGGCGGCAGCCGCTCGCCGCGGCGCCATTCGTTGGTCGTCGAGAGGCCGGAGAGCTTGCCGATGCGGCCCAGGTTGTACCGGGTCAGCGGATCGGCGCGCAGCAGCGGACTTTCGTCCATGTCCACCCCGATGCCCTCCAGGTCCAGGTCGAAGCTCCTCACCCACTTCTGCTCGAAGAGGTCCAGATCCGGGGCGACCGTCTCATTCACGTAGGACTGGTCCTCCTGGATGATCGTGGATCCCCGGGAGGTATCCGGCTGCATCAGCTTGCGCACCGGGACGCCGAAATACCGGGCGATGTCCTGGACGCTCATCTGCTGCTGGTTGATGAACTGCAGGTCCACGGCGGTCAGCTGCAGCTGCTGCCACTTCAGCCCCTCCTCCAGGATGGCCGTGCGGCCGGCGTTCTGGATGCCGGACTGGATCTCCTCCCAGTTCTTGCGCAGCCGTTTCGCGGCCTCATCGCTCAGTGTCTTGTCGGTGTACAGGGCGCCGGAGGGCCGCGCACCATTGTTGATCCAGCGGGAGGCCTGGATGTTCTGGGCCATCGCCAGACCGATGGAGTCCCGCGCAAGCCCGATGGTCGAGGCGGCCACCAGCATGTTGAAGCTGATGCCCCGGAAGTGCATCACGTCCTCGGCGGGGATCGCCACCGGGAAGTCGCGAAGCATCGCGATCTGGAACAGACCGATGCGGTTCACGTTGTAGAACCACTGGCCGTCCGAGGCCTCCAGCACCATCACGGCATCCGGGTTGACCCAGATCAGCTCGGTCGGGTTGCCGCGCCGGTCGCGCAGGATGACCGCGTACGCATTGCCGCGCAGCAGGTACGCCACCCACATGTCCCGGACGAACTCGAACCAGGTCTGTACCCGGTTCGGGCGGACCATCAGCTGCGCGACCGCGTGCTCTTTCGGGGCGATCTTGGTCCGCGTCCCATCCTTCGCCTGGGTGAAGAGCGAGGGCTGGCAGCGGGCCACGTCGTGGGCGCGCACGTAGACAGCCCGGTATACCGAGCTCACCGACATCGCCGTGGCCTGGCTGATCAGCGTGCCGGATGCCGACTGGACGGACCCCAGAGGCGGGATCATTCCGTAGCTGGGCACCCCGGCGCTGGAGCGATTGATGGTCGCGCCAAAGCCCCGCGCCACGCGATCCATCAGTCCCATGCCGTGTCTACCTCGTGGGCGTGCTTAAGCGGACCGAGAAAACAGGATCGCACCGGCGAGCATAAAGGCCCCGGCGACGATGAACCCCGCCGGCCGGTAGATCATGGCGACGCCGATGCAGATCAGGCCGGCACCGGACACCCCGGCGACGTCGCGCCATTCAATCGCGGCGAGCATTTTCTTCATCCTTTTCTCCTCAGATGCTCAGCAGTCCGCGAGTCTCGTAAATCGACCTGGGAGCCGTCGGGACCGCCTCAGCGGCGCCGACAGCCATGGCCAGGGCGACCAGTGCGTCGATCCGGTTCACCGCGCGACGCTTGGAGAACCACCGGTTGTCAAACGGGTCATGCTCCATGGCGGCCGACATCGCTGCAGAAATCAGTACGGGGCTGCGACGCAGCCGGATCCGCTTCTCCAGGATCAGGGTCTCCAGTGCCACGACGGACCCGGGCATCCACAGGCCCTGCGGCGGCTCCTCCCCCCGGCGCTTCGCCGCCTCGATCTGCTCGGGTGTGGGGCGGGCGCGGCGCGTGCCGCCTTGCGGATGCTCCAGCTGCGGCAGGGTCAGCCCCTGCGCATCGAGCTCCTCCTCCAGCTTCCGGTAGGAGTACCGGTCGTAGGCGAGAAGATCGATCTGATACTGCGCGTTCGCCTCGGCCAGCCGCGCCGCGACGAAATCGAGGCGAATGTTCCGGCCCTCCACTGCGGTCAGCCAGCCGCCCTTGACCCACACCTCGTAGGGCGCCTGGTCGCGCAGGGACCGCTCCGCCAGGGTGTCCCGCGGCGTCCAGGCCTCCACCCACGCGTCGTAGGTCGGCAGGGTGACCACGGCGTCGTCGCGCCGGATCTCCACGGTCCCGGTCTGCACGCAGAAGGCGAGCGCGGTCAGGTCCTGTGACCCCGACAGATCGGCGCCAACTTTCACCGACTTGCCCACGTGAATGAGCGGGTCGAAGTCCGCCAGCACCTCCTCGAGTGAGGCGCGGCTCATCCAGGCCTGGTCCGCATCGGTCCAGACGCAAAAGTGCAGCCGCTGGATGCCATTCAGCTTGCCAGGAATGGCGTTGGCCTGGCGCACGACGGCCGCCAGGTAGTCACGCTGGACGGTCACCCCGAGCAGCGGGTTGGCCTTGATCCAGCAGTCCGGGTCCACGAGCGGGTCATCGCCCGGATCGAGCGAGCACACGTACGACAGGGTCTCATCGTCGATCGGCTCGCCCACGTAGGTGGCCTGGTCGTCGACGTCCATCGTGCCCGCCGCCACGCGGATCGCATGCTGGTGCTCCCGCCAGCACACCGAGTTCCGGTCCGAGCCGGAGTTCGTCGCCATCGCCAGCAGGGGCTGGCGGCGCCACTTGAACCCGCGCTCGAGCATCTCGATCGTCGTCGCGCTCTTGTGCTCATGCACCTCATCGCACAGCGCGCAGGATGGCCGCGGACCGGACTTGCCGTCATCGTCCGATATCGGCTTGAAAAACGAACTGGTCTCGAAATCCGCCAGGTTCCACACCGGGTTGATCCCGGACTTGCGGATCCGGGTCGCCAGCGCAGGCGACTGCTCGACCATCGCGACAGCGTCGCGGAAGAGCACCATCGCCTGGTCCTTTTTGGACCCCGCGGCGTAGATCTCAGCGCGCATCTCACCGTCGGCCAGCATGCAGTAAAGACCCATGCCGGCGAGCATCGGGCTGTTGTGCGTCGGCACCATTGAGCGGCCCGCGAGAAACATGCCCGAGGCGCTCGCCACGGTGATGCATCGGACAGGAACGCTGCCGATGGGCTCGCAGCTCACAATGCGTCGATCGGCTGATAGACGGCGCCGGACATGCCACTCGCGCTGCAGCTCATCCTTGCGCTTAAGACGAAAGACGCGAAGGCCATCTGATGGCCAGAAGTTGATGCGCCAGCGACGCCCTACCACCCGCCCTTTGATGGTCGCGTCACTCTCGGAGATGCAGGGTTTGAGCCCCAGCGAATGCGCAAGCTCCAGGAATCCATATGCCAGCCGGCGGTCGCAGACCGAGAACTCGCACGAGGCGTGAGAGACAGAGCCGTCCGTGTCCATGAGCCCCTGCAACAGGGCTAGACGCTGGCCAATCGATGCGCGCAGATACGATTGCGGAATGTGCTTCGCGCCCAGAACACCGAGAGCCCGCAGCCTCACGCTGATAGCATCTGGATTCGGTCCCTTGCGCCCGTCGCTCAGCGATACCCGCGCGATGTGCGGCGCGTGCCGCTTCTGCTCCACGATCGGTACGCCATCAGCGGCAATGCACTCGACAATCTGCCAGTCACGCACGGCCACCGTGATCCGTGCGCTGTCGGTATCTCCGTCTCCGAGCCAAGCACCGAGCGTATAGGGCGGCACGGGAAGCGTTGCCTCGGGAAGCTCCAGAGCCCCCGCCAGCGCCACACTGTGATTCACGCTGGCGTATTTGCCATTGGTGTATCGCACGGTGTCCGCGATCTGGGCGGTGGTGCGAAGTGCGACGCGCCAGCTTCCCCACTGCGCCTTCGGCACGCCGGCGAGAGCCGATCGGCCGCGGGGGGAGATGCTCCGGCGCATCTCTGTGCGCCACAAGTGCTCCGCATCCGCGATGATCGCCTCTCCGTCATCGAATTCGACGCGGAAGCAGTCCCGATTCATGCGCACGGCGTGGGCTTCAATGATCAAACAGGGGCGGCCGGCCTCATCGAATACCGTGTCGCCCGGGCGCAGGGCACCCATCGTCGTCCAGCCGCCGGGCGTCGGAATCGGCGTATCGAGCGCGAGTGCCTTCCCGTTGCCCTTGCCTTCTTCATCGTAGAAGCGCCGAAACCGGCGCGTCCCGTTCTTGCGCTTCCAGCCAAAGAGCGCCCCGACCCGAAAGGCCTGCGAGATGTGCAGCCGGAAGGGGATGCCTTCGAACTGGCCGCCATTGAGCCGCAGCACCTCCGGGAAGAACAGCACGGCCCGCATGGCGGCCGCCGGATCCCAGGTGAGCCCCCGTTTGGGCCCTTTGACCAGGTCGTCCAGGTGGCGCTGGCAGGTGTTGCGGACGTGCCGCCCCGCGACGATCTCGCCGGCAACGACGAGCTTGGCGTAGGCCGTGACCGGGTCCTGGACCTTTCTCGATGTGACCGCTGCGCAGTACTTTTCGATTGCGTCCGAGTCGGTGATGTCGCCGCTGCCGAGCGCCTTCGTGTACGCCTTGACGCCTTTACTTGCCGCCGAGGTATTTGGCCGCCGGGTCTTTGCCTTTGCCATCTTTGCCCTTCGTGCCGAGCCGCGACCTGGATGCCGGGTCCAGGCCGAGCTCGGAACCGAGCGCACGAAGCTGCGCGATCCTCGAGGCCACCATCTTCGTCGGCGATTTCTGGAATTCCGCGTGCAGGTAACACCACATCGCGGCCTTCGGGCCATCCGCCCAGGTCAGCCAGCTCGCGCGAACGATGAACTGGTTCCACAGCTGAAGCGGAACGCCCTTCAGCTTCGCTGGCCGCTCGATCGGCCCGTCAGGCACGGGCTCGTTCTGCGGAATCGGCCGATCGCCCGGGTTACCGGTGATCAGACGCAGCACGGTGGCGGTCGGCTTTCTGCCTCGAATAGCCATGATTCAATTAAAAACACCCGGGATTTCTATTTGCGGCGCTGCGTGCGTTTGCACACCACGGTTGCGCACAGCAACCGGCCGCTTGTCGAAACCCCCTGCCCCTTTGGTTCAGTTGAGGCCTAATGATTGCGCACATAGTACTGCCCGTCGCTGCCGTAGAAGGCTACGGGGTCGGTGCCGACCAGGTACACCGTGCCAAGACGGCGCCCATCACGATCTATGAAGCGCTGCTGCAGGTGATGGCGATGAACGACGCGAACCATGCGCAGGCGCTCGTTGAATGTCTCAACAGTGCAGGGCTTCATAGCAAAGCCGCTCTCAATGGTCATCGCCGCACCGTGCCACCGTGAGCCGGATCCAGCGGCCAGCCGTTCGCATCGCAGCCGCGGATCCGGAACAGACCGCCCTGCTTGCGCGCGCCTCGATGTTCCTTGATCTGCGCATCATGCGTCGCACACAGGGTTCTCAGGTTGGTGATGACGTCCGCCGCAGTCGGGTACGGCACGTTGGGCCGCGTTTGAATATGATCGACTATCAACCCGTGCCGGCTGCCGCACCCGGCCACCACGCAGGTGTGCCGATCGCGCTGCAGGCACGCCTGGCGCAGGGATCGCCAATGGGCCGACCAATAGTACGGATTCGCCGGCACTCACAGCACCGTCAACATCACCTGGGGGATGTAGATCGCGCCGGAGGCCATCGTGATCTGCACGTTCACGGTATAGACCTGCCCGCTCGTGCCGCCACCCCAGTACGCCGCGGCCACGCGCTGGGTGTTGCCGCTGGCCGTGATGATCAGGGCCGCATCCGGAGGCGACTGCTGCACGTACTGAACGGAAGCGATGGAGTCCTGACCCGTGCCCGGCGGCGCAACCGGCGTCCAGGTGATCGAACCGTCCTGCGTCGTGCCGGTCGTCGCCCACCCGGGCTCCGTGCCGCCGGTCTGCCCCGCGGCTCCGGCCTGGTACCAGTAGCCGTTCTGATTCGGCTGGGTCGGGCGAATCAGCTGCGCGGCCGACACGCCGCGATTGGTCGTCCAGGCCGGTATGATCAGGGAGGACACGTCGAACTGGAAAAGCAGGTTCGAGCCGGCCCGCATCTCCTTCAGGACCGGCTCGTCCAGCGAATTCCAGCAGTCGCTCATGATCGGGAGTCTCCAAGAACCGTGATGAGGGACTCGCCATCGATGACCGTGACCAGATCCTCGCCATCGATGACCGTGACCAGATCCTCGCCATAAAGGCGGATCGTGATGGCATGGACATTCGCAACGGAAGCGCCGATGAGTAGTCCGCGCATCGTCCCCTGGGCTGCCGTGAGGCCAGCCAGGTTTACCGCCAGGCGCGTGGTGGCAAAGCTTGCCGCCACCGCCGCGGTCGCGCCCGTGAGACCCACGGCGACCGATAGCGCGCCGGTGGCCGTCGCGGCGGCAGCCGACAGGCCGGCCAGCTGCGCATTAAGCGAGAGCTGCAGGTTGCCCAGGGCGGTGGTCACGCCGTAGGACAGCGTAGAGAGCTGCATCGCGTTGGCGACGAAGCCCATCAGGCCTCCGGCGGCGGCAGCCGCACCGCTCAGGGCGAGCGCGGCGACGGCACTCCCCGACGAGACCGCCGTCGCGGCGCTTGTGCCGGCGAGCGCCTGGCTCACGCCCAGCGTTCCCTGTACCGTCGCGACACTGCCGGCGTGGCCAGCCAGCGCCATAGCACCGCCGCTTGTCAGCGCGCCGGTGAGCATGGCCACGGCGGATTGCACGCCGACCAAGGCCATGGATAAACCGATGTTGCCGGTATCCAGGGAGACCGCGAACGATCCGGCTGTCAGTGCAAGCGCGCTGCTTAACGCTGCACTGCTGGACGCCTTGGCCGCCGCGATTCCCGAGATCGAGAGCGCGTTGCCGGCATTCCCCACTCCCACGGCGACAGCCAAAACCGCGCCCGCCAGCGTCTGGGCGATTCCAGCAGTCGCTGCGTTCGTCGCCTTGGCGCTGGCGAGGCCCATGACAGCAATCGAGAGATTCGCCGCGCCAAGCACGGTTGCAATTGCCGCTGCGGTGCCGACCAACGCGGCTGATCCGCCGCCGCTCGCAGCCTTGAATGCTATCGCCGCGAAGGCCGCATACTGGAACGCCCCGACGGTATAGCTGTCCTGATAGGTGCCGGTTGACGACACCACCCGGTAGGACACAGCGTTGGTCTGCTGGCCGCCGCCCGGGTTTGAATCAAGGATCGTGAACCCTGCGCCGGAATCGCTGATCGTTCCGCCATCGCCGTACGTTCCAAAAAACGAAAGTATCAGATCATTGGCGTTGGTTGACGTGACCGACGCACCGGTCATCGTCGTTCCGCCGGCGGTATTTCCGCCGCTGGCACCGGCGTCAAAGCTCGGGTTGGCGGCCCCAGTAATCTCCACGAAGTACAGCGAACAATTGTTCGCGGTTCCCCAGTTCGCAGTCAGCGTATGCCCGGTGCCCCCGGTGCCCCCGTCGCATACATACATCAGCGCGGTGTTGTAGCCGCTCCCTGTCTCCTTCAGGGTGTAGACGTTGCTGAAACTATCTAGAAGGCTCGAAAGCGTCGCGTTTTCGTTGACGCACGCGACGAACACGCTGCCACTTGCCGCGGTGTTGACCGCCGGCGTGGTGAGGGTGCTGGATGACCCATACGCCGTGCTGATGGCATGGGCGTACTGGCCCGGTGCTATCGCCACGGCCTACCGGCTCAGGTAATCGTGGCGGACAGGGCCGTCAGCAAAGTCGTCAGCGTCGAAAGCGACGCCTGGGGGATGACGGCCCATGTCACCTGGCCGTTCACCACCGTGAGGGCGTTAGCCGGCGCATTGGCGTCAACCCAGTTGGTGACCGCCGTGATCGCAGCCTGCACCGCCTGGAACCCCGCGATGATGTTCGCGGCACCAAGGGTGGTCAGGTACGTGGACTGTGTGGCAGCGAAGTTCGCCAAGGGAGTGCCGAGCGCGCCGATCTGCGTGAGCGTGGCATTCTGCTGCGCCAGGCCATTGCTCATGTTGACGATGTTCTGCGATGACACCGGCCCCGCGGCGATCAGTCCCAGAACCTGAGTCGTGACAGCCTGGATCGCCGCGAGCGACTTGCTCAGGGCGTCCCACGCTTGCGCGTAGGTCATCGGGGCAGCGGGGCCGCCGTAGGCCGGAAGTGCGTTGGCGTTGGGCATACAGCAGCGTTCAGCTGATCACTACTTTGATGATCGTAGGCGCTCCTGGGACCTCCGGCGGGAGCGGCACCACCCCTGGAACGAGCCCGCTGAGCGCCCCTTCCCCGGCGGCATTCAGTGCCGTTGCGCCCCAGTTGTATGATCCTGGCGCCAGGCCGGTGTCGGCGAAAGAGAAGGAGCCGGCGCTGATCGTCGCCTTGCCCACCATGACGGGGGCTCCGGTGCCCGAGGCACGGTAGATGTTGATGCCGAGGCAATCGCTTGCGGCAAAAGGCGTGACGCCGTCCTGCTTGAAGGTCGGCAGCGCGCCGGTAATGTTGGCTGTACCGGTCATGACTTCTCCCCAATTTTCGGTGTGACGCTGTACCAGCGACCGTGGACAAGGACCCACATCTGGCTAATTCGCTCCGATCGGCAGGCTAACGACGCATACCGCATAGCGGCCTTGCTGGAGGGGTCGAGAGTTCTGATCCTTTTGGCCGGCGACGCTGTAATAGGACGGCGCGCTCGCAATCCTGGTCGTTTCGTCGCAAGGCGAGGCAACCCCAATGCTTTCTCCGGCGACCGGCGTGGGATTGAGCGTTCCATCAGGATTAGTCGTGTATACGCTGCGGACCAGAGTGGAGCCGTTGAAGGCCACAACCGCCTTGGGCCGGTATTTCGCAACCAAGGACTGCAGGAAAGTGTTTTCCGATGCCGTGGGAGGCACACACGTCGCCATGCAGTCCGCCTGTGCCTGGCTCAACGTCCAGGCCCCCTTGATGTAGTTCCAGATGACCTGGAGCACCGTCTGATCCGGCGTGAACAGATCCGCGTAGGTGATATAGCCGCCGGGGAGCTGGCACACCCATACCGCGAATCGCGTGTAGCGGGTCGACACGGCCGCCGGGAGTACGTCATCCACTTCAGCTACCGGGTATTGCACCTTTGGCAGACACGGGGGCAATGGGGGCGCCCACGTGCCGGCGGTGGGCGCGGAGGACGGAGCGACGCCACCGATGACCGCAAAGCTCGCGGCGCCTGCATTCCAATACAGTCGGTTGCCGCCGCCATCGAGCACACCGACAGCCACGGTGTACGTGCCGTTGACCGCTGTCGCCGGCGGCGCGTAGGCCACAGCGGTTGCGCTGATTGTCTGGCCAGCCTGAAAAGTGACGCCCGACTGCTGCACCTGATCGACGATGGCGCCCCCTGGACCCAGGATCTGCGTCTCAAGGGTCACGGTCGCGGCGGCCGGCGCCGTGAAGATCGACACGACGTTCGTGCTGGTGCCGACCGGAACACCGGAGGAAGACACCGCCGTGCCAACCGACCACGTCCCTTGGGCCGCAGCCGCGGCCACGCCCAGCAGCGCCGTGATCACGAGCAACGCGATGCTGCGCATGCGACTATGCGCCGTTCGCAGAGAGCCCGGAGGGCGCACCAGGTGTCGTGACAAGCGCAGCGACCGAGCCTGAAACGTGCACACTTTGTTTGCTTTCGGTGCAGGGACCAGCCGCGGGGCAGTACCAGGCAGTGACGGCAAAGTAATACGTGCCGATCGGCAACCCGAGCATCTTGTAGGAGAGGACCGCAGCACCTTTCACCGAGACCGCACAGCCCACGAATGGGCCACCGACAGGACAGATTGGGGCCGCGTTTGCAGCGACCGTTCCGAGCGCCGTCAAAGCGGAGTCCGACAGAGCCGTGTAAAGGTTGTAGCCGCTGACATTGGCCGGCGTGCTCCCATCCGCGTTCGCGGTCGGCGCGAGCCAGGACAGCGTCAGCGGGGCGGACGCCGCGGGAGCGCCGACGACGACCGACGCCAGGACGCCCACGCCATTCGCGACGGCCGTGCTGCCATTGAACACGTTGTAGAACAGCTGATAGGACGCCGCGGCCGTGGTCGACGGTACCGTGAAAGTCGTCGTGATCGGGGTCGGCGCGTTTGCGGCAAAACTGGCCGTGACCGGCGGCGGCGCGAGGATCTGAGTGCCCGCAACGTCGTTCAGCGCCAGATAGACGGTACAGCCGGCGCAGGCCGAGGTGATCGTCACCGGTGCAGAGACGGTAACCGGCTTTCCAGGCTGCGCCGGATTCGGGGTCTGGACCGGCATCTGGCCGAACGCCGCGCCCCCGACGGCCATGGCGATCAGGGACAGCATCACCGCGCTGCGCATCATCAGTCGCTTCATGAAGCGCTCTCCTTGCTGGCGGCCGGGCCGCACATCAATTGTCGACCTTGACGGTGAGCTGGTTGCCGGCGAACGAGGGCGTATTGCCGCTCGCGGCGATGTTCTGCGGCACGGAGAGCACCCCGAACTCCAGCAGGTTGCCGCCGGTGAGCTGGTCGTACACGCCGAAGGCACCGACGATGCCCCACGCGGCACTCGAGGTCGGGAAGGTGACCGCGCTCGAGTTGCTGGTGGTCGCCGTGGTGCCGGTGCTGGCAGTGCTGCCCCCCTGCGTGGCGGCCCAGTCGGTGAGCGCCGGGTAGGACCCGGCCTCGACCTTCACGCGCGCATAGGAGCCGCCGGTGGCTTCCGCCAGGCCGGCCGGGAAGCCGGTGCCGGTCTTCAGGACCGGGGACAGTTCGGTGAATGCGGCGGTGCCATCGGTGATCACCTCACCATCGACGCCCAGGTACGTGGCGGGTTGCGAGGCCGCGGAGGTGCCCGCAGTCGTGCAGCGATACAGGTGCTGGTTGGTGTCGCCGCCCGCGCCGCCGGTGGGCGTCAAGGAGATGACGTCCCCGGAGCTGTAGGCGGTGGAGTTCGCGCGAAGGCCCTTGTTGATCGTGAAGAGCGCGATGTAGTGCGCCAGGTCGGAAGGGATGCCGGACACCGCCGTCCAGGTCACCGTGCCATCCACGAGCGTCGATCCCACCGCCGGCACCGCAAGCGTCGTGGTGCTCCCGCTGGTGCCCGCCGTCGTGCAACGCAGGAACTTGCCGCCGCCGGCCGTGAAGGTCGTGGGCGGAATGACCGTGTCGCCCAGGCCGTACGCGGTGGTCGCGGCCCACGTGCCTTTGACCACGGCGGTGGAATTCGCAGCCCCGCCGCGAAAGAATCCGTCGATCTCGCGGTTGGTCTGGTAATTGGACTTGTTCATTCCGGGTCCTTTGGGTTTCACCGGGCGCACGAAAGTGCCCCGGCGCAAGGCCAGGGAGCGCGGACCCGATGCCGGGCGAGCGCAATCACAGTGCGGGGAAGGCAGCAAACGCCACCGTACGGGCGCGAGCGTGTATTTTTGACCCGGGGCGCGTCTAGATAATGCGCGAGGGCACTAGCTTGATATTCCAATAACGCGATATACGATTCTCGCCACCATCGGGAGTGGGAGAACGCGAATGGAGCAGCGGTTCGGGATCAGTGAAGCGGCACACAAGGCGTTGTGCTCGGAGGGAACGCTGCGCCGGCTGGATGCCGAAGGCGTCGTGACGCCGACACGCGATCCGTGGGGCCGACGTCTCTTCAGCCAGGCGGACGTGGAGGCGGTGAAGGCGCACCTGGCGAGGAAGCGCCTGAGCCGCTCCGCCGCCTGAAGCCCTACGTGCGGCAGTAGATCGGCGCCGGGCGTCCGCGCAGCACCGGGTCGATCTCCAGGAACGCGGCGTCCACCGCCGAGTAGGCATGCCACAGCGTGCGCTCCAGGCCGCGGCGGCGAATGCCGTAGGAGCCGGCCACTTCCCGGAAGTTGAGCTTTGCGATGTGGATCTGGCTCAGCACCGAGAAGTGATAGCGGTTCGCCGTACGGGTGCGCGCCAGGCACCGCTCGATCACCGCGATGTCGTCCGGGTAGCCGTCCTGGGCGGTGGAGCGGTCCAGGAACCCCTCCTCCTTGAGTTTCATCAGGGCCTGCAGCACGTTCATCGTGCCGGTGGACCCGGCGGCAACCCAGTCGCCCCAGTACTCGAGCCACCACCACAGCGGCGTGAAGGCCTTCAGCCGGCCGTCGAGCTCGCACACCCGGTCAGGGCGCGGCAGGCTCACAGGATGCCTCCGCGGGCCACGCGGGCGGGACGCGGTGCGGCGAGGTCCCAGTCGGCGGGTGTCCAGGCGGGGTCGGGATCCTCATCGGCGCGCATGAAGGGGGAGCGCACCAGGAAGCGGGTGAACTCCCCGTTGGGCCGCGCGGGCAGCGGGCGCCACTGATCCGAGCCGGCAAGACCGGGGGTGAGGTTGGCGAGCTCGCGGGCGGCCTGGGCGGTGGGGAAGATCAGCGCCTCGCACCGGTGCAGGCTGCGCGCCGGTCCCTTCGCGCCCTGCCAGCCGCGCCAGTACTCCCAGTGCCAGCGCAGCATGCCGTCGGCGCCCGGGGGATCGAAGATCGGTCGGGCCATCACCCAGCTGGCGCACGGTTTCCCCTGACTTGGGTTACCCGGTCTGGTAACACTAAAGATGCGTGCGGCTGCAGTGGCAGCGATCATTTTTGCGTCCCTGGGGCGTTGGACGCCCGGTCAATTGCGTCCCTCAAGCCCAGCGCATCGACGTGGGAGTACTTCAGGGTCTGGTTCAGATTCGAGTGGCGCATGAGGCGGCGGATACGCTCGGCATCCACCCCGGCCGCCCACAGCGCACGGCAGAAGCTGTGACGGAAGGCATGGGGGCCGGCGTGCGGGATGCCGAGGCGCTGCAGGAGCGGGGTGAGATGCTCACTCACGACGCCGTAGGCGTGCCGCGGCGCCCCGCGCAGCCCGAACACCAGTCCTGTGGGGGGGGAGCCTGATTCGCGCCAATAGGCCGCCAGGGCCTGCTCCAGGCGCTGATCCATGGGCAGGTCCGCCCGGCTGGTGTAGCTCTTGAGCGTGCGCAGCTCCCCGCGGCTGGCCTGCTGGCGGATCTTCAAGGTGCGTGCGGCCCAGTCCACCTGGCACCAGTCCAGGCCCAGCCCCTCCCCGATCCGCAGGCCCGCCCAGGCGAGCAGGCAGAACAGCACCCGGGACCAGCCCGTGGCGGCCGCCAGGATCCGATCGACCTCCTGGGCGGTGAAGGTGCGGCTCTCGCGCGGCGCCCCCTGCGTGCGCGGCCACTGGATCCGCCGCGCATCCACCCGGCAGGTCCGGAAGCCCTCCCCGTCGGCCACCGCCAGCGTGCGCAACAGCAATCGCCCGATGCTCGCCACGGAGCTCGGCGCCAGGTGCGTCTTCAGCAGCTCGCCCATGAACCCCTGCACCCGCGGCGCATCGATCCGCTCGAGCAGCACGCCTCCGAGCTTCGGCAGGATGTGGGTGCGCATCTGGCTGCCGTACCGGTGCCGCGCGTTGGGCGAGAGCGCCGCGATCCGCGCCGCGTAGTGCTCGGCCACGTACTTGCGCAACTGGATGCTTCGTGCGGTGCTGCCCTTCGGCCGTGTCATGCGGGAACGGAGCCTCAATCGAGCGGCAGCTGTTCCACCTGGATCACCGTGCGCGGCGTCCTGGAGGTGTGCTGCGTGACGGTGAGGTGGATGTGCTCGGGGGAGTCATCGGCGATCAGCCCCAGCGCCCGTAAGGAATCGATCAGCATCTTGCACCCGCCGGTCAGGTTGTCGACATCGAGGCTGCGGCGCCCGAAGCGCTCGATGCGCACCGCGGCGCGCTCGAACATCGGCATGCCGTGGATGCCGGCCTCGAGCTTCGCCACCCAGATCAGGTCCAGCCACGCGCGCTTCTCCTGCCGGTAGTGCGACCAGTGCCGCCCGTTGATCTCGTTCAGGCTGGGCGAGGCCCTCGCCACGGTGAGGGTGATGATGCGCGGCGCGGGCGGATTCAAAACAGCCCCTCCTGCGGCGCGTCGATTTCTAGCCCGAGAGCGCGGCGGCAGAACTGCCGGTAGCTCTCGGGCTTGCCGTTGAAGCGGCCAATGACCTGGTCGGCGAGACCCTTCTGGGCGAGAAGCCTGCACAGGCGTCTTTGGCGCTCGACGGTGTCGGTGACGCCGGCCGTGATGTCCACGCCGGTCAGCCGCCACAGATGCTGCGCAAGCCACAGCTGCGCGCGCCACCGGGAATTGCCAGCTGGAACTGAAGCCGCAACGGCGCTCGCGGCGGCCGCCTGATCATCATCGCCGTGGCGTTCGCCGGGCCCGCGAGCCGCACGCGTAGTTGGGGTCGGCGTCATCGGCGTCGCAGCCTCCACCCTGGCGGCAGAATGAGGTTCCGGCGCATGTACGTCGCCGCCCAGACACCCCAGGCCTCGGACGGCGAGGCGCCGATACCTGTGTGCTCGCCGTGATCCGCGCAGATCCAGACGCTCCCGGCTTTCCGCAGCTTTGGTTTCATGATGCGTCTGCCTTCGCCGCGCCGAGCCTCTCCAACAGCTTTCCGACCGATCGCGGTCCGGTCAGGCGCCCGGTTCGTTCGCCGGCGAGCTGCGGGACGGCATCACGGGTATCTCCGGCGTCCTGCATCTGCTCGAAGTGCTCGGCGAATCGACGCTCGAGGAAGTGCAGCTTGTCGCTGTCGCACATGGCTATGGCCCGGTACCCGCCTATGGCTCGCACTGCGCGGTCGATGAGTTCATCGCCGCAGCTGAAGCTGCTGGATTCGATCTGCGCCCAGCCGGCGACGCGGATCGTGTTGCGCGCTTCGATCCAGGCTTCCCCGGCGGTGGGTCGGCCAGCCCTGCGAAGATCCTCGAAATCCTTCGGCGTGGGCATGAACTCGCAGGTGGTGATCAGGTGGTTTGCGGCCGACTGGAACTCCTCGATGGTCCAGGCCTGCATCGAATTCCAGAACAGCTCCAGGGCCGGCGCGGACAGGACTTTGCCCTTCAGCTCCGCGAAGCCGACGACGATCTCCAGGAACTTCTTGCGATTTTCGAGCTTCATGTTGCGGGCTCCGTGCGGCGCATGAACTCCTCGGCCGCGCTGAGGTTGCTGGCGAGGCGGATCTCGGCCTTGCTGGGCGGTGTGTCCCAGGCCTGCATCCAGGGTTTGTCGGCGCCCCCGAAGAACTTGGCGGGCGTGAGCACGTACTGCGGACCGCTCACGCCGCCGGCCTGGCAGTACTGGGCGTACCGGGCCGCGGCGCCGATCAGCTGCGCCCAGGTCGCCTCCTGGCGCTCAACGATGCCAGCGCAGTGGTGCAGGGCGCTGAGCCAGTCGTGGCGCCCGGTGAATTTTGGGTAGGCACTCTGCAGCGCCTGACCATCGAAATCGGCGTCCGGGGAGACGGGCGCGCTTCCGGACACATGTCCATTCCCTGTCCCTGTCCCTGTCCCTGTCCCTGTCCCTGTCCCTGTCCCTGTCAAAGCCGTCTCAGTGAGATGGCCTGTAGATGTCTCAGTAGATGCTTGTGTAGACGCTTCTGTAGACATACCTATAGACGATTTGGCGTCTACCAGTAGACGCTCAAGTGTCTCCAAGGATGCGTTGCTGGGAGGCGTCACGCCGAGGTCCCGGAGTTGCTGGCACAGCTCCTTGACGCGCCTACGCCAGCGCTGCTGCCGGGACTCCTTGTTCTCGATCTCCTCGCGTCTTTCTAGCTTGGACTGCCACGCCTCCAGGGCCTTCTCCGCAACCACCGGGTGATACAACCGTCCATCCGCGCACCGGAACCACCCGCGCAGACCCCCGGCACGCCGGGTCTTCTGCCACCCCTTCACGTCCCGGCCGTAGCCCATCAGCCGCGCCAGGCACACATCGTCATCAGGCAGGCTCGCGGCGGGCAACTGGTGCCATGCGACGCACCAGGAGATGACCGAAACGCGGAAGACCTCGGCATCCAGGGACGCGGCCAGGTCGCTGTCCCGCAGACGCAGGACGTCGAGCGGCATGAATCTGAAATCGCGCAGATCCATCTCGGCGTTCACCAGCGGCGCTGGCAGCTCAGTGCTCATGCTCTACACCTCGGGCCCGAAGACCCCATTCGTCACGCGAACAGCCGCAGCAGGTGGTGGATGGCAGCCACCGCCAGGTCGATGGCCTTCCAGAGGCCGAGGGCCACCAGGATGACCGGTGTCAGCACCACAACCCCGATGCCGATCACGGACTTGCGGGAGGCCTGAGGAACCTCTGGCTCTGGCAGGGCGTAGGCATGCGCCTGCGCATCGGCCACCCATCCGCCTGACATCGCACGCTGATTTTTCATGCTCTACTTTCCCCGAAGGGCTTCGCGGCCGCCGCCGGCCGGAGCCGAAAAGAATTCAGGCCGCCCGAGCGGCGAAGCAAAACGGCGCCATGGGTCATTTTCTTGACCCTTTTTTCAGCTCCGCCAGCGCAGCCTGCAGTTGCGGCAGGAGAAGCTCGACGGTGGTCAGCGCCGCGGAATGCCGACTCTGCTCGTCCGGCACGAACTCCCCGATCAGCCATTGCAGCGGGAGCCGGCTTCCCGTTGACCGCATCACAGCAACCATCAAGTCGACGTCGCACGAGCGCGGGTCGCCTTCCGTGGGCGCCAGGCGGCGTGAAAGTTCGGACACGGAGATATCGCAATCGGAGGCCACGGCCTTGATGCCGCGGCGATCCTCCAGCACAGCGAAGTGAACGCACTGCCGCAGCGTCTGAAACCGCTGGCGTATTGAGGGCTCGAAGTCCAGCGTCAGCTGCGAACCGGCAACTACCCGCACGACGTTGCTCCGGTAGTTTCAGGTACCGCCTGCTGCCGCCCCCTTACCCTTTGCCGCATGGCTCAGGCTGCCGGTTCGCGCGGATATATGTCTGGTCGCAGGTCGTGCCGCGAGACCCCCGTGGCTTCCTCTATGGGCAGCACGCGCTCGGCAGGCACGCTCCCGGTCCGCAGCCATTTCTGGACGGCCTGGTAGCTGACGCCCGTGAGTTTCGCCAAGGCGATTTGGCCACCTGCTTTTTCTACCGCGCGCTCGATGGGGTTCATGGGCGATAAATTACAACCGATGGTTGCGGTTCGTCAACAACCACAGGTTCCTGTGCGGCTGCCTAATATGCAACCCATGGTTGTGGGCTCTTCTGAACTTTTGGATGCCCGGAAGGAATTCAGCGGCTGGTTTCGGCAGGAAGCCGAGCGCACGGGAGCCGTGGGCCGCGGAGCGATTGCCGTGCTTCACCGGCGACTGAAGGCGGCCGCCAAAGGTGGCAACGCCCTCGTGAGCCCGCAGCAATTGCGGAAGTACTACACAGGGGAGAACTTTCCGCGGCCCGGCACCCTGAAGCAGCTGTGTGCGCTGCTGCACTTCAATCCGCCGCCGCCTCAGTTCGCCCGGATGATCGGAATAAAGGCCGTCCGCCCGTCTGTCGATCCACTCTTCGTGCAGCTTGAGGACGCCTGGAATCTGATCACTGATCCCCAGATCCGCCACGAAGTGGTGGAATTTGTGAGGTTTAAAGCCGGTCTGTTCGCGCCCCGAGGTGCGCGGATCAGGGATAAAAAAAGCGGAGGCGGCTCCTGATCTCACAGCAACAGACGTGATTGCGCTGCTGGAATTCACCTAACCGGAGAACTACGTGCATAAGGCTCGCTTCTGCCTGATTTTCTCGGTCTTTTCTGTCGCATCCATAGCCGGCCCGCTCGATTCCCCCGTCACGCCGAGACCGCCAACGATAGGATCAGAGATCGACCGCGGAAAAGACGCGGCTACGTCCTGCCTCAATCCTCGCCCCTTCGACCTGGACTATATCGGCAGATGTATCGACAAAGCCCATGACGACAACCGTCAGAAAATGGGACAAGGATTTGACGCGTTCGACGCCGGGTTCTATTTCACCGCGTGGCTGGACCTGCAGGTGATGGAAGATGCGAACAACGGCGTCATGATGGATAAGGCGGCCGCACAGGCGATGATCGGTGAATTCTGGACTGCCTATAAATCCAGTCGTAGCAGGATCAACATTACTGACGCCGACACAGTCGAAGCACTGAAGCTGCCCCCTCAAATCGTAAATCCCAAAGTCGCCGCCGCGGTCTCGATCTACGGGGACTAACCACCTGGTGGTGCGTTGCCGCCAAGGCCGCTATTTTCGGGCCGTGAATCCGGTGGCCACAAATACAACCTGTGGTTGTTGACTATCGCAACCGACGGTTGTAATTTACCTCCCACACCAAGGGAGGCTCCATGTCGACCGTTCACCCGATCCAGGCTTCTGTCAAAGCCGCCGAGGTTCCCGCAGTCGTCGGGATTCTGTTCAACCTGCCCGAGCACCTGCAGACCGTTCAGATCCTGCGTGCACTGGCCGCTGCCGAGCTCGCGGGCTACCAACGCTGCGCTTCTGAGTCAGACGTAGCCGCCCTGTCGCGCATCCGGCTGTCCTCGAGCCGGCCGTCATGAGTGCGGCAACCCGGTTTCGCCAGGTCTACTCGACCAACCGCTTCTGCCAGCAAGGGCGCGCCTGGAGTGCGCTGCGGGCCGCGTGGCTGGCGTCGCTTGTGGCGCTGGCCGGCTGTGCCACCTGCCGCGATCATCCGGTCGCCTGCGGCGTCGTGAGCGCGGTCATGGTCGGATCCATCGCGGCGACGATCGTCGCGAACGAGCACGCCCATCATCCCGGCGCTCCGACGCGGATCGTGTGCAACCCGGGCGTCACGGCCTGCGGGTCGGCGCCATGAGCGCGTCGCCGCGTTTCGTCAAGGTCAGCGCCGGCGGCGAACTGCTTCCGCGCTCGGCCGAGGACTGGGCTGGCGTCTACATTCCCGCCGCCGAGCTGATCGTCGCGCGATCGCCCACGCCGAAGGCATACACCTTCAAGGGCGCACAGGCCGCGTGTCGCGAGGTTGATCTGTGTGGCGCGAAGGCCGAGCGCTCGATCTCGCTCGTCGAGTTCGTCACGCATCTGCTGGATAACGGACGGTACCGTCCGGTGATCGATCCGGACTTCTTCACGCTCGACGATCCTGCCACCTGGATTTGGACCTGCGACGAGTGTCAGCCCGCCGGCTACGCGCGCGGCGTGTACCTCGGCTTTGGCGACTCCCTCTGGTTCCACCAGGACTACCGCGTTCAGGCCCTGGCGGTGCGCGCCAGTCAGTTGTCGGCTTTTGGGGCGGCGGCATGAGCAGCTACGACGCGATGGACGTGCTCGCCGCGCGCTGGTGCTTGGCAATGCTGCTCCTCATCGGAGTGCTGCTCGCGGTGATTCACATGGTCGAGGCAGCCCGGCGCCGGCGGCGTAGGCCGGTACTCCTGCCGGCCGCCCCGGAATGCCAGCGCTCGCCGGACTGGCGCGCGCAGGCCTTCCATTCCCGCTTTCCCGATCCGTTTTGAGGTCCGTGCCGATGAGCACTCTCGTCCGCGTTTCCTGCGGCGTCTCGCACCAGGTGAACGAGGCAGACGCCCCGCGGGATCGATTGGTGATGAAGGCGGTCGCACAGGGATTCAAGCATGAACACGCCTGACCGTTGGGCTGCGCTTGGGACGCAATGGACGGTTTGCATGCTGGTGCTGATCGTCCTGCTCTTCGCGGCGATCGCACTGTGCCGCAAGAGGCGGCTGAAACGGCGGCTCCGGATCTTCGTTCCGGCATTCCACGACTGCCGAGTGATCCGCGCCGATAACTACGCCGTCGGCAAAGCTCGTTACCGCTTTTTCTGAATCCGTGAGGAGACCTATGTACACGTTGAGCAAAATCGGCGCCGATGGCGCTGTGCTTTCGGCGGATGCGACTGACCACCAGGCCATCGCTGTCACGCGCGACCTGCTCGCGCATCCGATCTATGTGGCGAACGCTTCGCCGCCGGCGCCCGTGACCTGGAAGGAGGCGAAGGCCTGGGCCGAAGGCCTCACCATCAATGGCTGGGCCTGGCGCCTCGCTACGGTCGAGGAGGCGTTCCTGGTCTGCGACCACAACCGCAAGGGCTGCGTACTGGATCCGCAGTACTTCAGCAAGGTTGAGATCGGCTGGGCCTGGACCAGCACCGAGGATCCCGGCACCGCCGGCTACGCGCGCGGCGTGTTCCTCGTCAATGGCAACTCCGGCTGGTGCCACCAGGGCCTCCACTTTCAGGCCCTGGCGGTGCGCGCCAGTCAGTCCGTCTAGGCCTATTGGCATAGGAGCACAACAGTGAAATCAGCGAAGAAGGTCACTCCGCGCCGCGCGGTCGCACGGCGCGGCACCAGGACGCCCGCGCTGTCCCTCTCAATGCGCATCGAACGCCTGGAGAGGGCCATCCTGTTCAAGGCGCCGGCGCCGATCGACGCGCACCGCTTCACGAACCTGGGCGCAGACGGCAAGCCCACCGCCGGCGATCACGTCGCGGTTCACGACATGCAGAACGGCCTGACGTGGACCGCGGCGCCCCTTGAGGGCGGCAAGGACCTGACTCATGCGGATGCCTCACGGGCGGCCGCGGAGCTCGAGCTGCTGGGGCACAAGGACTGGCGGCTGCCCACGATCCAGGAACTGCTGTCGCTCGTCGACTACGAACGCTGGAACCCGGCGGTCGATCCGAAGCATTTCAAGGGTCCGTACGGCTGGAGCTGGTCGAGCACGCTCCTCAAGGGCGAAGGCGCTCCCTCCGGCTACGCGCGCGGCGTGAGCCTCGGCAGTGGCAGCTCCTTCTGGAGCCGCCAGGGCAACCGCAATCAGGCCCTGGCGGTGCGCGCCAGTCAGGCGGCGTAGGAAATTTGATGCCGCGCAATAGCTTCAAACCCACGCATGGCCATCGGCTCGGGGGCAGGCGCTCGCCAACCTACCGCTCCTGGGAGAACATGATGGCGCGCTGCTATCGGCGCAGCGCTGGCGGCTTTGAGTTCTACGGCGGCCGCGGCATTGTCGTGTGCGAGCGCTGGAAGAAGTTCGAAGGTTTCCTGGCGGACATGGGCGAACGTCCTGAGGGTGCGACCTTGGATCGCTTCCCGGATCAGGATGGCAATTACGAGCCGGGCAACTGTAGGTGGGCCGATGTCCGCGCGCAAAACCGCAATCGGCGCGGGACCGTCTTCATCACGATCGATGGCCGAACCCAGTGCGCGCTCGATTGGAGCCGGGAGAACGGCATCTCCTATGCGGCGGTCGTAAGTCGGCTGCACCAAGGGTGGGCCCCGGCGCGCGCGGTGACCGAGCCCCTTCAGCTGCGCTGGGCCGATGCCGAGGATTTCGTGATCCGGGCGTTCTGGCCCATGGAAGGTGCCAGCATGGCGGGGCGGCTTCCCGATCGGACCATCGAGGCGATCCGGCAACGCGCCCGCACGCTCGGTGTCCGAAACGTCCATCGTATGAGGGCGCTCTGATGCGGCCGACGCATACCGTGGTTCGCCGCCGCGTCGTCGATCACTGCGTAGCAAAGCTGCGGAAGTTCCAGCGCCACGCGGATTTCTCCGCCGGCGCCCTCGATGCGCTGCGGGCGATATGGGCTTCCTATTTCGGGCATTTCCGCCACGCCAGTCATCACCGTCTGTGCAGACGTCTGCATGTCAGGTTCCCGTGGCTCGGGAATGCTCTCCGTCCAGAGGATCATCCATGACTACCCAGGTATCCCCGGAATTCCGCAGCATCCCTTTGGAGCTGATTTCCTTCTCCGCCACGTCCTCTCAGGAAATGCGTCGCGAGCAGATCGACAAGGCGCTGCTGCATGAACTGGCCGAATCGATCAAGTCGGTCGGCGTTGCACAGCCGATCCTGGTACGGCCGAAATTCACCGTGCGCGTCGTCGAAACGAGCCTGGGACGCTGGTATCCGGCGATCGTCAATCTCGCCGGGTTTGACAATCTCCAGGGGACCGGGCACGACTCTCGCGAAGACGCCGAGGCCGAAGCGGAGCGACTTCGCATAAAGCACGGATTCGAGCTCGTTGCCGGCGAGCGCCGGGTGCGCGCGGCGAAGCTGGCGGGTCTCGAGGAAATCCCGGCCACCGTACGCGAGCTGACCGATGCCCAGGTGGTGGAGCTGCAGCTGGTCGAGAACCTGCAGCGGCAGGACATCCACGAGCTCGCCGAGGCCGAAGGGTACGAGCAGCTCACCGCCCTGGGGTTCGACGTCGACGCGATCGCCGCGAAGGTCGGCAAGTCCAAGGCGACCGTGTACGCGCGCATGAAGCTGCTCGCCCTGGTGCCGGAGGCCCGCAAGGCCTTCTACCAGGGCAAGATGCCGGCCTCCGTCGCGCTGCTGCTGGCGCGCATCCCGGTGCCTGACCTGCAGAAGAAAGCCTTGAAGGAGGTTACCCAGGACGTAGGGTACGGCGACAGCAAAGGCCCGATGAGCGTGCGCGGCGCGACGGCACACATCCATGCGAACTATATGACGCGGCTGTCGGATGCCGGCTTCAAGACCGAGGATGCAACCCTGATCCCGGGCGCCGGCCCGTGTGGCGCATGTCCGAAGCGCACGGGCAACCAGCCAGAGCTGTTCGGCGATGTGAAGGGTGCGGACCTCTGCACGGACCCGGTGTGCTTCAAGGCGAAGATCCGCGCGCACGCCGAGCGCGTGATCGCCGAGGCCGCAGCGACAGGCCAGAAGGTCCTGACCGGCACCGAGGCGAAGAAGGTCGCGAGGTACGGCGTCGACTCCGGCCTCGAGGGCTTCGTGCGTCTGGACAAGCACGACTATCACAGCAGCGGCAATAAGACCTATCGCCAGGTCCTCGGGAAGGCCTACGTACCGACGCTGCTGCAGGATCCTGAGAGCGGCAAGATGATCGAGGTCGCGCCGGAAAAGGACGTCGAGAAGGCCCGCGGCAGCAAGAAGGGGTCGACGCAGGACGACAGCTACCGATCGAACCAGCGCGCCGAACAGAAGAAACGCGAGTTCGAGCTCGCCTACCGCCGGGCCCTCTTCCTGGCCATCCACGCGAAGAAGCCAGACGAGGCGATGCCGACGCTGCACGATGCCTGCATCGAGTTCTTCAAGGCCCTGTCGGCCGACACGCAGCAGCTGCTGGCCAAGGCCCTCGGATGGGACGTGAAGAACACCAAGGGCGCCCAGGGCAACTACTCGCGGCACATCGAGCCGAAGCCGTTCATCGACGGGGCGGAGCTGCCGGATCTGTACAAGCTGCTGCGCGCGCTCACGCTCGCCGGTGAACTGAGCTTCTATGAATACGGCAGCAAGGGGACGCCGCGCATGGATGCGGCCGCGAAGGCCTGTGGCGTGAATCCGACGAAGGTGCGCAATGAGCTGAAGGCGGCCGAGCAGGTTAAGGCGGCGCAGAAGAAACCGACGGGGAAGGTTGGGAAGAAGCCGCGGGGGAGGAAGTGATGGCAGCCGTGGCGTATGGCCGCGGGCGCCTCACGGATGAGGACCGCGTGCGGATCCAGGACCTGGCCGATCGAGGCCTGAGTGCCGGCCGAATCGCCCAGATGATCAAGCGGCACCAGTCGACGGTGTACTGGTACATGATCAGTAACGGGCTCTCCGCGCCCAGGCCCGCGCCCTTGAAGCCGGCGAGCTACGTGCGCAACGGCCGCACGGTGCGGCATTTTTCGGCCGATGAGGATGCCTTCATCCTGGCGCTTCGCACCCAGGGCTTCCCCTTCCAGAAGATCGCCCATGCGGCGAACACGCGGTTTGATACCGAGCGCACCGCACACAGCGTGCAGGTGCGCCTGATCATGCTCGCATCCCGGGAGGATGCCGCGTGAGCCTTCATACCAATCAAGCAGGTGACCCGAGATGAGCGCCCTGCAAGCGATAGAACCGTTCCGCCTGTACGGACATACGCTTGCCGAGGTGTTCGTGTCGAACATCGGATTGCCGGCAACGCTGGCAATGGAGTTCGATACCGAGGACGGCGATACCGCATCCGTGACGCTGACCGCCGCCGAGGCGTATGACCTGATGTTGTGGCTGCAGCGCGCTCTGAACGCATCAGCAGCCGCCCAAGGAGAGAACGCGTGAGCAGCACCACGAATGCCCGCTGTTCACGCTGCCGGGTCATCTGGGAATGGGTGCGCGGAAAGCGCACAGTCAGCGGGACGAAATGCCCGACCTGCGGGACGCAGCTGACGCCGTCGTCCAAGAACTGCCTGCTCCCGAGGAAGGACTATGACCGGGCTGGCTGAACGGCTCCTCGAGCAGCTGCGCCGGCTCGGCTCCATGTCGGTGGTCGCGGTGCCGCTGACCTTTGGCGTGACCGAGGATGACGCCAGCGCCGCGATCGCCGAGCTGCTCGAGGGCAAGCAGGCGTACCGCGCGGGCGCCCGCGTGTTCGCCTCGACCGCCAGCAGCAGCTCCGGGCCGACGCCCCTTCCCGCCGGTCCGCCGCGCCAGGTCAAAGCGCCCCCAACTGCACCCCAATCCCGCCCGGTTATGAATCCGCCGGCGCAAGCCGAGGCAAGGAACCGGGCCATGCGGGACCTGACGATCGCTGACTCAGCAGCCGCCAGGAAGGATTACCGAGGCACGGTCACTGAGCCGGAGGCGCGGCCCGTATCTGCCACCGCGCGCGCTGCGTCGATCGCAGCGGCAGCCGTTCCACGTGAATCAAACCAGGAGGCCACGATGGCCGAGACGAAAGTGTGCTCGAAGTGCGAGAAACGCAAATCGATCGATGACTTCTACTCGGGCCAGGGGAAGTGCAAGCGCTGCTTCCTGGACGATCAGAAGGCATCCAAACTCGCCAGGGCGGCCGGCGCGGGCGGCACGGCCAGTAATGAGGGGGGGGGGTCCGCAAGACCCAAAAGCGCAGCGCCGGCGAAGCCCACCGCCGGCGCAAAGGCCAACGGCGCAGCATCGAAGATCGAGGACGTGGCGGTCATTCACATTGCCAATGGATTCCGGCTGGGTCCTTTGCACAAGACCACGGCCGGCCTCGTCCATATGCCCTATTACGTCGATCTGAGCTTCGAGCAGCTTGAGGAGCTCGTCGCAGTGCGAAAGGAGAACAGGCCATGACGGTAGGCAAGCCCATGCAGGATGATCGCATCCGCAAGTGTGACCTGTGCGGAGAAGGTCTCGCCCGCGCAGTTCCAGTCTTCTTCCGCGTTTCCATCGAACGCATGGGTATCGATGTCGGCGCGGTGCGGGCCATCATGGGTCTGGCAACCATACTTGGGAGCCAGCGGCTCGCCTCGGTGATGGCGCCAGACAACGAAGTTGCAAAGCCGATCGGTGATCCCGACGAACTCGTCATCTGCCATCAGTGCGGAATCGAGCGGAAAATGTCGATCGCGTTATTTGCGGAGGTCGCCGCCGGGTTGGCCGAGCGGCGGCACGAGGCGACCATGAGAGAGCGGTCTACATCATGATCGCGTGGCTCATTAATCTGCTGCGCCGCGACATCAAGCCTCCGCGGGAGTTGATCTTCGTCTCCTACATTGAGGCTGACCGGAAGATTCGGTCGCAGACCGGATGGCGAGTAGCTCCGGAGGAGGATCGTAACCGCGAGTGGGGCATGGTGTATCTCGAGAGGGATACGCGATGAGGCTGGCGAAAATCAGTGAATTTCGCACCCTGATCTACAGCGCAGGCAGTGCGCCCGCCGAATGCACGCTGCGCCGGCAGATCGATCGATCGTTAATTCCGGGGGGAACCATTCAGGGCGGCCACTACTACGTTGACCTGGACGAATACGCCCGCGCGACGAACCTGCGCGCGGCTCTCGCGGCGCAGCAAGCGGCACTTGCGAAAAATCCCCTTCTGGAAGGGCTCATCTGAAGCCTAGGATGCAGCGTGGCGCGACCGAAGGACAACGATCGACCGGCTTATATGTGGCCCGACGGGGACCGCGGAGGCTGGGTGGTCGTCAATCCGGTCAACGGAAAGAAGAAGCGGTTTGCGGTCCATCAGGAAGATCTGGCCCGGCAGACCGCCCAGCTGCTGAATGAGTACCTCGACAAGCGCCGGCAACGAGAGCTGCTCGACGAGGGAAAGCCGAAGCTCGAGGAGGTCATCGCCCGGTGGAAGGCCGAGCAGCTACCGCTGCAACCGTGGGACAAAAGCACCCGCGAAACGGCACTCATGCGCCTGGCACGGATCGGCCGCGAGCTCGGCGCCAATGGGGCTCTCATCGAAGATTTGACCGTCGTGGATCTGGGGCGGTGGCTGGCGAAGACCGCCGAGCGCGCCGACCCGTTCAACAAGTGGCGTCAGATCCTGGTGCTCCTATGGACTTTCGCTGTCGGGGCAGGCCTCGCGCAGTCAAATGAGGCGCAGAAGGTCCCCCGGCGCAGCACCAGCCGCAAGATCGCGGCCAATCGCAAGCGGCGCGATCCGCTCGACGTAGAGGGTTTCCGGCTGATCCACGATCAGGGCAGTCCTCTCCTGCAACTGGCCATGGAGCTGTCCCTAGTCACCCTTCAGTCGCGCAACGAGGTGTGCGCCCTGCGCCACGAGGACTTCCGCGAGGGCTGGGTATACGTCATCCGGGATAAGGTGTCCGCCGACTCGGACATGGCGTTCATCCGGATCCGCCTGACGCCGGAGCTGGAGGCCCTGCAGGGGCGCGCGCGGCGGCTCGATGACATCGCCTCACCCTACCTCCTGCACCGGCGCCCTGACCGGATGCAGCGGCGCTGGGTAGCCTCGAAGCCCCACTGGACGTTCGTGAACCCGGACTTTCTGACCCGACTGTTCGGCGAGGCGCGGGACGCCGTTCCGCGGTTCGCCGCCCTGCCGGAGCGCAAGCGGCCCACCTTCCATGAGATCCGCGGGCTGGGCTCGCGCCTGGCGCTGGCGCGGGGCATGCAAAAGGACGCGATCCGCGCGCTGATGACGCACTCGAACGAGCGCACGACGGAGATCTACCTGGAGGGCGGCCGCGCAGCGCTGACTGATGAAAGCTTCGTCAGGGTGGCTGCGCCGTTCACGGTACGGGAGCTGCTCGGATCATGATCAAAGCCGCAGCGGTGCGCTCATTTCAAAGCAGTGCGAAAACCCCTAGATTTGAGAGAAAACAAGCGGATATGAGCGACTCAAAACTGCATTCACACGGCAGGGGTCACAGGTTCAAACCCTGTACCGCCCACCACTTTTCCGGAACGGACTCAGGCACTTGTGAGCGCCCGGGTTCTGGCCGGATCTTCATGGGGAGTAACTGGGGTGTAATTCCCCGACACACCAGGAACACCCCCGGCAGCGCCGGTTCTGGCGGTGCACCATGAGCCGTGAGCCGATCCTCGGCCACCACCGCGACGGCACGCCAGCTGTCTTGAATCTGCCCGCGCTGCTGGAGTCTCGGATGCTGATCCAGGCAGCTTCCGGATATGGCAAGAGCTATGCGGCCAGGCGCCTGATCGAGATCACCGCCGGGCATGTCCAGCAGTTCGTCATTGATCCTGACGGGGAGTTCGCGAGTCTTCGGGAGAAGCACGACTTCGTCATCGCGGCAGCCCACGACGGAGACGCGCTGGCCCATCCCAGGACCGCCGCCCTGCTCGTGCGCCGGCTCCTCGAGACGGGCGTCAGCGCGGTCCTGGATATCTACGACCTCAAGGCCCACGAGCGCCACAGTTTCGTGCGCACGTTCCTGCAGACCATGGTCGATGCCCCCAAAAGCCTCTGGCGCCCGGTCCTGGTCCTCCTGGACGAGGCCCATGTTTTCTGCCCGGAGAAAGGCTCCTCGGAGGCTGCCGGCGCCGTCATCGACATGGCGACGCGCGGTCGCAAACGCGGCTTTGGCCTCGTCATGGCCACCCAGCGGTTGTCGAAGCTCAACAAGGACGCCGCAGCCGAGCTTCTGAACAAGCTCATTGGCATGGCGAGCCTGGATGTCGACGTCGGCCGCGCCGCGGATGACCTTGGCATGACGAAGAAGGAGGCCAAGGCGGCCCTGCTGGACCTGAACCCGGGCGAGTTCTTTGCATACGGACCCGCGCTCAGCAAGACGGTCAGCCGATTGAAGATCGGTGAGGTCCACACCACCCACCCGAAGGCGGGCCAGCGCTCGCTGGTCGCTCCTCCCAAGCCGACCGCGGCGATCCGCGCCGTGCTGCCCCAGCTGGCGGACCTGCCGAAGGAGGCCGAGCAGGAGCTGAAGACCATGGAGGACCTGCGCCGGGAACTGGCGACTGTCCGCCGGGAACTGACCGCCGCGAAGAACGCGACGGGCGCCCCTTCTGCGGAGGACCTGAAGGTCGCTCGGGACGAAGGCTATCGAGCCGGTGCCCTGGAATCCCTTCGCGGGCAGCGGGCACTGCTCGGGAAGCTGCGCGGCCAGTTTCGCGAGAAACTGGTGGCCGTGATGGAACTGTTCGATGAGGGCCAGTTGGAGGGGGCGCCGGCAGCCCCTCCAATGCGCCGGCCACCGATGGCGCCCAGGTCGATCTCCCCCGCGCGTACGGCTGGACACAGGACCGCGCAAGGGGGAGCAGACCCCACCATTGGCACCAGCGGCGGCAAGTATCGGATCATGGTCACCCTAGCTCAGCATGGCCGCATGACGGAGCGCCGCCTGGCGCTGCTGGCCGGGCTTTCCGCCAAAGGGGGCACCTGGAGCACATATCTGTCCGCCTTGCGCAGCGCCGGGTACATCGAGGGAACCGGCGAGTTCGAGGCGACGCCTGCCGGGATTGCCGCGTTGGGCCATTACGAGCCGCTACCGAGCGGGGAGGCGCTGATCGATTATTGGCGCAGACGGATCGGCGGTGGCGGCCGCCTGGCGATCTTCAACGCGCTGGTCGAGGCCTATCCCTCGTCGATCGAGCAGGACGCCCTCGCCGCCGCGGTGAATCTGTCCCCGGCAGGGGGAACCTGGAGCACCTACCTGTCCTCCTTGAGGACGATGGAGCTGATTACCGGCAAGCGAGATCTGCAGGCGGCGGCGGAGCTGTTCGCGTGACCGCTCTGATCCTTTGCTGGCGGTGTCACGGACTCCTCGCTCCTCAGGATGTCTCTTGTCCGTGGTGCAATGGCGTGCGCCAGGACGCACCGCAGATGAGGACCGTCGACCAGGGGCCCGTGGACGCCAACGGGAGCCCGATCGAGGCCGCGGATGGCTGACACCACCCAAATCAGCTGGTGTGACTCCTTGAGGTTTGTGATCGTGGCAAAGCCGTTGTCGTACAGGATCTTCGAAGACCCGGTTCCGTTCAGCATCAGATCATCAACGGTCAGCTCGGAGATCGTCGTGGCTTCGCTCTGCACCGCACCGATATTGATGATGCCAGGGGCAGTGCTGGAGGCATTCGCAAAGCGCAGATCCCGGAGCTTGATGCGACCTAGAGAACCGGCCATGTAAACCAGCGGTAGCCCGTTCGCGGTAGACCCGGCCGAATTGCCCCACAGGCCGTCCACGAGGATATTGTCGTAGGTACCGTTCGATGCGACGCTGTTGGGGTAGTCGGCGATGTTGATCAGCCCTGAACCCCCCGAATTCCAGCCGTGTACATCGTGGATGGAGATATTGTTGGCGTACGTGCCGTACCCGGTATAAACGGCCACAAGGCACTGAGTGCTATAGCCGTGCACAGAACGGATATCAACCCAGTCAGTCGGGCCAATGATGTTGCCGGACATGTTGGCAAGATCGCCGCCGCTGACCACAACCAGGTTGTCTCCTGTCGCGCCGGTTACTCCATCGATGACGATATCTTTTGCCGGGCCAGCGATATGGACCCCGTCTTTACCGTACCCGTAGGGACCAGTTGAAAAGCCGACAACCGACCAGACGAGGATCTCCGGGTTTGCGCCCATGTGGGCATCCCGCACCGTCATAGCGGATACCGATTGACCGAAAATAGCATATAGGAAGGTGCCATCAGTGGGGGTCTCGCCGACAGAGGTGACCTCTTGGACCAACACATCATCCGCGTAGCGGATCATGATGTTGTGGGTCTCGTCAGCTACTACAGAAGTGCCGTTGACACCTCGATCCCAAATCCCCCCAATGATACGAATCCCCATGTCCCTCTGATAAAGGGAGGCGGTGGCGTTCGCAGCGGCATAGGCTGGCAATTCCAGAATGAAATTCCCGTTAGCGGCATAATAGTTTGAGGTCAGGTCGCTGACGAAGTACTGCGTGTAGACCCCAAATTGCATTCCGATATTAAGAGTCAATCCCGGAACAAACGAAGGATGATTGCCAGCCGCTGCAAGGGCAGCGTTAGACGCCATTATGGCCGTCCAGATAGGATTCGTCGCATAACTCGGTGCGTATGCCGCAGTGCTTCCGGCGTTCAGGACGACTGCGCCCGTTGCTATCGGGGCCTGCATTGCGTAGTTCTGCAGCATCGAGCCATTGGCTCCTGCCACCAAGGTGATCCGGCATCCGGTCATGTCAAGGGTCGTAAAAGACCCAATAATGAGCTTGGAGTTGATGTAGTAGCTGGAACCCGCAACGCAGCGAACAGTGCCGCCGCCCGCGACGCGAGCAGCGGTAAGCGCAGCGTTCCAGGCCCCAGGATCAGTGGCGCCCGTGGTGTCGCCGCTCGGGATAACCAACACACCTGACCCGTTGGTGGCCTGTACATTGTTCCCCGTCGCCCCGTAAACCGGGACCTGGCCCAGCTGCGGAGTGCCCACCGTGAATGGGACCTGACTGAAGTTCTGATTTATGATCGCCTTGTCGTTGCTCACCGGGTCGCCCAGCGGCTCATAAATGCACGGATTTGGGCCGCACAAGAGCTGCTGCCGAGCGGCGTTCGCATGCCACGCAGGCACAGCAGTGATCAGCATGACGGCCAGAAGCGTGTATCTGCGCATAAGATCTACTCCGAAAGCGAAATTAGAATCCACGAAATGAGAATTGCCGGCGCGGTCGTCCGGCCTACCTTTCAACCAGGCGCGACCGGATCCGCTCGACAATGTAAGGCCCCCAGGCCGGCAGACATCGGGTACTGAAGATGTCACTGTGTCCGCTGACGATCGGCAGGTTCTCGACCGGCGCCCCGCAATTGACGTTGTGGACGCTCGGGCAGTCGCCCTGATACCCAGAGTGCCCCATCTCCCCCCATACCCGGTCCGTAAGCCCCAGCGCACGGCCAAGCTGCGCGGCGACCGTCGCCTCGTCCCCTTGGTTGAAGTAGACGTCGGTCCAGAACCTGTCCGGCATGTCGAGGTCCGGATCCAGCGCCGGATTGATGAGCACCATGCCGCCGAGGGGCGCCCCGGCGGCCATGACCTCATAGCCGATCGCGCATCCGTTGCTGTGCCCTATCCACAGGTCGCCCGGCTGCACATAGGGACGCAGGGTGCGCGACAGCAGCGGATTGACCAGGTGGGCCTCGAGGCCGTCGATCCATCCATAGTCGGGGACGAGGCAGCTGATGCCGCCCATTTCCAGATAGGGCACGAGGCCCAGAAGGCCGGCCGTGCCGACCCGGTCCATGATCCCATGGACAATATGCGCGCGCGGCATGGTGGCTTCCCGTCAGCTGATCAGGTTGTCGATCGCCGCAGCGCTGACACTGAACAGCACGGTGATCGCGGCCGCCACCGGCGCTGCGACGCTGACATGCGCGAAGGCCTGCAGGGAGGCGACCAGCACCAGGCTCGCCGAGGCGCCGACCATCTGCGGCGATTCGACCGCCGCCAGCACGAAGTGCCTGTTCTGGGCGGGCACGTCCGTGACGGGCGCTGCGCCGTGCGGCACTGTGGGGACCGCGGGGGCCGCCGCGGGGGCGCTCGAGGGCGCCGGCGCCGAGCTGGGTGCGGATTTGGCCGCTGCCTGGGCATTGGCGATCGCCTGGTTCACGATCGGCACCAGGGCCACCTGGGCGAGCGTCAGGCCTGCCAAGATCACCGGCTGGTCCGGAATGGATGGCACCGCGCCCACCAGGTCGATCAGCGCCGGCAGCACGGTGCTGTTCAGCGTCTGCAGGTTCGTCAGATCGACGGATGCCCCGGAGGAACACACGGCCGTGATGGTGGGTCCGATGCTGGTCGTGACCTTCTCAAGCGCGCTGGGGGTCAGAAGTGCCTTCCCGGTCGGCCCCTCGAGGAGCAGCAGGTCAGTATTGAGCGCGGTGCACACCTGCTGAGTCAGCTGCTGAAGCTGGGCCGTTGATAGCGTCGGGATCACCACCGGGGCCGGGACGGTCTTGCAGGCCGCCGTGGCCAGGACGAGCGCCGCGGCGCTCGCAATGATCGCAATTCGTGAAATCTTCATCATGAGGATGCTCCTGAGATCGGTTGGGTCGTCGGCGAGGAAGGGATTGCAGCGAGCGCTGGCGCCCCCGGCGAGTCCGGGTCCGCCTGGTCCGGCAGCCCCTGCGGGCGGTGGCGCGCAAAGAAATAGTTCATCTGCAGGGTGAAGATCGTCCCGAGCGTGGCGAGCAGCCCGGTCAGGACCGACAGCAGCGCCTGGTTGGGCGCCTTCGGGCTCACCAGCAGGATGAGCATGACGATCAGGACCGCGACGAAGGAGAGCAGAACGGCAAACGCCAGGCCGATCTGGGCCTTCGCAATCAGCGAATCGTTGGAATTCATAGATGCTCCGTTAAGTGGCGCGTCCGGCCGGGCGCGCGGGATTACTGCGGATCAGATCAGCTGAAACGCCTCAGGGTGGCCATGAACAGGGTTGTCTGATGGACCATGAAGCATTGGACGCCCATCAGCAGATCTGCCCGGCGCGGATGAACCCGTGCCAGTGGCCGGATTTGCTCGCATCGATCGACGGAGAGAGCGTCAGGGTCGCGAAATCCTCCTGGCCGGCCAGGTCCCAGATGTGCTGCGTATCATCCGCGCCGTGATGCGCCAGGATGAACAGGTCCTCCATTGCCGCTTTGCCGGCATGGTGGAACGCCACTCCCAGCCGCGTTGCGCGGCAATGCGGGCATAGGAACGTCAGGCCAAAGCGGGTTCCCTCGGCCCCGAACCACCGCGGCTCAAGATCTGACAGCTTCAAATGCTTCTCCTCCAGGATGTGGATCCGCTGGTAGCGCGCCTCCAGCAAGTCGCGGAACTCATCGACGTGCGTCCTGCGTCTGGGCGGCGGCACGGCGCCCGCCACCGCAAGCCGCGAGGGATCCCTCGCCACAGGTCTGCGCGGCGGCGGCGCAGGAATCTCGCCTTTGAATGGTGGCGATCCCGGCGGGGGCGGCGGGATCGGGCAGTAGCCGTGCGCCCGGGTGCGGTACTGCCAGCGCAGGTAACAGGTCAGGCACATTCCCCGCGCGTAATAGGGCTTCGCACACCCGCACAGGAAGGCCCCGGGGCGTTTCGGCATTCCCCTACGCCGCGGCCGCGGTGCCCTCGCCGGCGAGGAGCAGCGTGCCCAGGTGCTCGTACCGGGCCTTCAGGCGCGGATCCTGCACGGCGCACTCCTCCGCCGCGCCCTGCCAGTCGTGGCGCGCCAGCGCGGCGATCATCTTCGGGAAGTGCAGAAGACCCACGAGGCCCTCGTTGAAGGCAATGTCCAGACAGACGGACTTGCGCAGGTCATCCAGGCCCGCGTACCAGGAGTACTCCAGGAGCGAGGCCTCGAGCTTGCCGAGCTTCCAGCGGTCGATCAGCTCCGCAAGTTCCGGCGTCCCCTCGGTCTCCAGATTGATGCCCGATAGCCAGCTCAAATGGCCAACCGGCGCTCGGACCCGCTTTCCCGTCGCGTCGTCGTAAGGGTAGAGGACGATGCCCTCCTCCCGCTGCAGCCGGGGCCACGTGAGGTCGATCGCGGCGCTCACTTGAGGGACTTCCGCTTCTTCAGAAAGCCCAGGATGATGGCGAGTATCGAGAGCAGGATGAGGAACGTCTGCAGAACGCTATTGATGGCGTCGACGTTCTTCAGATACCAGGCAATCCCCCCGCCAATGAGGCCGACGCAGCCTCCCACAATCGTACAGTCGTGCTGATCGAAATGAGTCATCGCGGATCCTTGCGTGGCTCCTGATTTGCTTTGATGTCAACGACTTGGACACGAGGCGCCTGCAGCGCGGCGATCCGCGCCTTGATGTCCAAAAGCTCCTGGCGCGCGGCGGCATCGGCCGGATCGAGCGCCAGGCGCATCATCGGGTCGTGCGCCTGCTCGCGCAGATTCGCGATCTCGGCCACTTCCCGGTGCTTGCGTTGCTCGATCTCCTGCGCGGCCTGTGTCAGCCGCCAGCGCTTCGCCACCGCATCCCACTCATGATCTGACGAGGGCTGCGGCGGCACGTAGTCCACGACGTGCGCTGCCGTGGCCACGGGCGCCTTGGGGCGTTCCCCGCTCCGGTCCCACGCCGTGAGCGCGTCGCTGTCCTCGCGCGCCAGGCGCTCCACGTCCACGCGCTTGGAGAGATGGTCATGGCGCCCCTCGACGACGCCGTGCCCATCCGGCGTGTTCGACCGGACCGCGTGCGCAAGCGCCGCCGGGTCTGAAATGTCGCACCCGAAGACGCGGCCTATGAGCGCACCCGTTTCGAGGTGGTAGATCGAGTAGTGCTTCACTTCTTTATGACCTCGACCTTCATCTCGATGTTGATCATTGGGATCGACCAGGCCGGCGTGGGGGGAACCGAGGCGTTCAGGTAGTAGGTCTGCGTCGTGTTTGCCGCAAGCGAATAGGTGTACTCCTGCGCCAGCAACCCGAGCGCATCCCCCGCTGCAGTAGCAAGAGGCACCGCAATACTCTGCTCGGAGGTAAAGCTGGTGGAGTTGGGAGAAAGGCCGTAGTTGAGCTGATTGCTCTTCGTCGTGCTTGAGTTGTCGTAGGTCGCAAAGGCGGTCACGACGCACGTCGTTGCATAGGGGAACGGACCCACGGTCACGCTGTCCATCGGCGCTATCGTGCCGAATGTCGCCGGCGGCGCTATCGGTCCGGCCACCGCTGAGGTGTACACGTTCGTCGCCGCATTCGCGCCCAGCTGCGCCGTGTCCGCCACCGCAAGGTTCGTCGTCGGGCCGAAGCGCAGGGAGTTGATGCCGCTCCCGACCTCATAGAACGTTGCCGCGCCCCAGAGGTTCAAGCCGGCCGCGGCCGTGGTGTGTACGGGCGTCGTCGGGTCGTTCAGGTAGTAGTTGACGTTGCTGCCGTCATAGGTGATCCAGGCCACGTCCGTCGGGAGCGGCGCACCGGAGCTCGTATAGACGGTCGTGCCAGATTCTATCGCAAGCCAGTGGCTTGACCCGGCGCTGGGTGTGGACGCATCCCAGGAGAAGTTGAACAGTGCGGTGGGGTTTGCAGTGCCGTAGGAGAGCAACTGCCCAGGATTGGACAGAAGCCCGAATACGGCATTGTTGTTGCTTGCCGCGTTGATCTTCGCAGTGATATGGCACGTGGGGTAGCCTATGGCAGACACTACGGTGTCGTTGTTCCACCCCGTGGTTCCGGCCTTCATCGCATTCGTGTCGTTGACCGTGGCCGTGTTGATGGCCTTGAACTGCGAGGGCGTCGCCGTCGCACCCGTGGTCAGCTGCAGGTCCACGAAGGCGTAGTTCACGCCGGGGCCATAGAACCCGACGATGAAGTACATCGCCCCCGCCTGGTCCGGCGCGGACCAGACCAGCGAGTTGTTGACGTAGTACCTGAACGTGAATCCGTCGTATGTTACGAGCCACAGGTCGTTGGTGGCAGGAGCGGCCAACGTGGCAGCGACCGCTCCATTGACGATGACATATGCAGCGGCGCTGGCGCATTGAAACCCGAAATAGCCATTGCCGGACCCGGACGTCGGGTTGATCGTAGGGGAAGCCGGGACGGCCGAGATGAACCCAAGCGCCTGCGTGAAGTAAATTCCGTTGAGTTTCAGCTGTGCCTGGATCGCGCCGGCCGCGTACGCAAGTCCCGAGACAGCGTCTCCGTCCCAGCCGTTTACCCCGGACGGCTTGGAGATCATCTGCCCGCTCAGAACGCATGTCCCGCGCGCGTTCAGGAGTGCCGCCCCGCCCGTGACCGGCAGCGCAAGGCTCGTCGTAGGACCAAACCGCAAGGAATTGATCCCGCCGCCTGCATCGCCAAACGGGCAGAAGCCGTACAGACGCAGTCCTGCCACCGCCACGGAATGCGACTGAGCCACGCCGTTGAGCCAATAGATGACGTTCGAGCCATCGTAAGTTATGGCAACGACATCGGTCGGCTGGGCGGTCGCGATGCCGGTGACGACAGCCGTGCCACTCTCGTAGATCTGCCACGTGCCGCTGGTGCCCTCGTAGTACCACGCATAATTGGCCTGGTAGTAGACCTGGTTCGCCGCAAGATTTGCCGGCGTCGGAACGGGCTGCGTCGAAAGCCCGATCATGTAGTGCTGGCCGTTGGTGTTTGGCTTTGCCGTGATGTGGCAAGTCAGGTAGCCGGTGATCGAGTAGACGCAGGAATCCCAGTTACTCGTGCCCCCGATCTTCATCGCGTTGGTGTCGTTCACCACGCAGTTGCCGGTGGCCTCGAACTGCGATGGAGTCGAATAGGACCCGGAGGCCGTCCGGACGTTGCCATAAACGCCGCCAGCGCCCCACATCGCGATGCCTACGTAGGCCGCATTGCCCTGAGACTGGGCCTGCGCAACGAGAACGCCATTGACGAAGGCCCGGTAGGTGAAACCGTCATAGGTGACCAGGTGCAGGTCATTCTTGGCGGGTGCGACCGCCGACGAATACAACAGCGTCGAGCCGAAATAGACGTCGACATTCGGCGCAGACGTGTTGCAGGAGATGCAGAAATACCCAGCAGTGGATCCCGGCACCAGCGTGGATGCGACGGAGCTCGCGATCCCTATGCTTTGCGCAACGCCACCGCCGTACTGGCCAGAGACCTCAAGGGCCCCGTAAGCTGAAGAGGAAACGCAGTCGCTGTCCCACCCATTGGTGCCAGTGGTCGCCTTGTAGACCGCCTGCCCGCTGACCGCGCACGAGCCGCGCGGCACGATCACCGGCGTCCCGCTGACCGGCAGCGCGCTCGGCACGGTGTAGCTGTACGCCGTCGCAGCCGAGAGCGCCTGCACGTTGCGGCCCACCGAATTGAACGAGCAGAACTTGAAGTACAGGGTCTGCCCGGCGAAGCCCGGATCGATCGGGAGCTGGAAGATCGAGCCGTCCAGGCGCACGAACTGCACGCCACTCGCGTGCGCCTGGTTGGTTGAGCCGTACTGCCCGCGGCGCAGGTACGTGAGGTTGTAGTTGCCGGCCGAGACCAGGGCGCCCGTGCCATAGGACATGACCTCGGCGGTGGTGCCCGACCCGACCAGGATCAGCGTCTGGGCGGCATCGGCTTCCGCGTGCGTGACGGCCGTGGAGAGCTGCAGGGTCGTGTTCGCGAGCGCAACGGGCAGCGTCGTGGTGGTGTCCGGGTCAGCAACCGCCGAGATCGCGGCAGTCGTCGTGCCATACCGCGCAGGTCCCGTTGCGCCGATGCTTCCGACCCACTCGTAGGTGTTGCCGCCATCGGCCGAGCAGTACACCTGGCAGCCGCCCCAGAAGGCGGCGGAGGTCGGCCCGCACACCGCCATGCCGAGGGTGATGCCCTCGGAGAGCGAGCCGGGGACGGGCGGCATCTGGAAGATCGCAGGTGTCGCCACCGATCCGGGGGCGGCGTCGAAGTTCGCGGCATAGCCGGCGTTCGCCGCCCAGTTGTACTGCGGGGTGTTCCGGACGGTGCCGGGGACCTCCATCGCCTTGATGGTGATGAAGTTGTCGGCGTCATCGTCCACCTCGATGATGCGGCACACCTGGCCGTTGAGCCCGACCGCCGAGTCGGTGAGCGCGATCAGGTCCATCGGCTCAAGCAGCGAGTAGTCGGCGCGCACGCGGAATTCCCAGGTGTTGCGCTCGTACAGCTGGAACTGCAGGATCAGCTGCGCGACGGTCTTCGCGACCGAGGCGGAGGTGATCTGGTGCAGCGTCACGGTCGACATCGGCCGGGGGCCGCGGGAGGCGATATCCGCGTTGTCCTGGGCGCTTGCCGGGGACGGGTTGTAGTAGGTGGAACGGTCCAGGTATTCGACGTTGACGATGTTATAGGTATTTTTCGAGGACTTGCGCGCCAGCTTGACCGGCTCGTCGCCCTCGCGTGGGCAGTAGTCCGAGTCGGTGAAGGAATACAGAGGTGTGAGGTTCGGTGTATAGGACCAGCTGACCCCGTCGGGCGTCGTCGCCGAGACCGCCTTGTCCGCGTAGGGGAGGACCTTAAGAGTCCCGCAGGAGATCACGAAGTCGCTGTTCGTGATCTGCATCAGCTCCTGCATGCAGGTGGTCGCCGCGCGCTGGGTTTTCTCATTCAGCGATACCAGCAGCCCCAGGCTCTGCACGTATGCCTGGTAGGTGTTCGTCGTCCCGGTCAGCGTGGCGATGCTGCCCTGGAAGCCTGCGCCATGCACCGGGTTCGTGAGGTAGTCGACGATGACTGCCGAGGGGTCCGAATCGTACATCCCGTGCGCATCGGAATAGCCGCCGACCGTCCCGCCGCCCTCCACCTCGTACGTGAGGTTCGGCATCGAGGGCGAGGAACCCAGGAAATAAGAGTTCGTGGCGACGTAGGCGATGCCCGAATAGGGGATCTGCTGAACTGAGGGCGTCCCGGCCGGGTAGGACGCCCAGGTCGCCTGCCCCGTCGCGCCGAGTGCGAACCCAAGATTCTCATAGGCGAGATTGACGATCGACTGGTCGTGCCAGACGGTGTAGATGCCGGTGATCGGCCCCAGGCACAGCGCGCCGATCCAGGCGGCGGAGTAGTTCCATGAGGAGGGCCCGCCGCCACCCTTGCCGCCGGACTTGGAGCCCGAGGACTGGAAATTGCCGTACCAGATGAGGTTCTGCGGAACACGCGTGCGGCCCGTCACATAGGGGATCACCTGCCCCATCAGGCTCGCAGACACCTGCATTCCGGCATATCGCTCGGGTGTCGTCGCCCGGCCGCCGCCTCCTAGCATGGTGCCCATCTAGAACAGGCTCCAGGTCGAGTGGTACCGGTGGGCGTGGGCAGCGCGGCTGTCGCGCGTCACGCACCCCACGGGCTTGTAGGCGTGGATGATCTGGTCCCCATCCAGGAGGATCGCCGCGTGGGCCGCGTGGCGTCCGAAGTTGAACATCAGGATGTCACCGGGAAGGCCTGCGTCCACCCGGTGGGCGTGGCGCTCGAGGCCCTGGAGGAACAGCGGCTCCTCGCGATGCAGGAACCACTGCGGGGCATAAGGGGCCGGATTGAAGTCCTCGAGCAGTCCCACGGCTACGAAGACGCGGACGATGAAGTGCAGGCAGTCGGTGCCCGCGCCCTTGACGCCGGCAGCATCATGAAAGGGCGTCCCCTCCCAGCTCAGCGCCTCGCGCACCACATCCTCGCGGGTCGCGCTCATGCCTTGTAGCCGCCGTAGGTCTGCTGGGCGCTCGGGGCGCTCCCGATGAGCTGGCCGGCCTGGGCGCCGCGGGTTTGCGCGGCCGGAGCCGACGCGCCGCCGTCCAGAATCGTTTCCGGGACCGGAATGTAGGGCTGACCACCGAAGTGCGCGAGGTTCGCGAACTTGCCCGAGCAAGTCGCCTGCTGAAGATCGCAGCCCGGGTAGATCGAAAACGCGTCCCCCACAGCCGGTGCCCTGGGGAATGGGTAGTTCGTGACGATCGCGCCGGAGGCGTTCTTGAAGGAGGACACGTTCGCCGAGAAGCCGCTGTTTGCCCCACTGGTGAAGGTGATGACGCCCAGGTCGAAGTAGTCATCCGCCTGGGTGAGGTTCGTCGTGAAGTGCGCACCATCGGTGACGGTGGAAACCGTCCCGGTCGAGGTGAACGCGGACTTGAGCAACGTGCAGCCGGCGTCATACACCTGGTGGTAGCAGCCGACGCCGAAGAGCTGCCGCGGCATCTGCTGCACGCCCAGAAGCGCCAGATAGTCATCCACGCTGATTTCCGCGGAGAACCGTCCGGCTTGCACATCCTCTGCGGTTCCCAGGAACCACCCCACGGCCCCAGGGGAAGTGTCAACTGCCGCGCCGGGCGCCGGCACATTCATGAACAGCTTCGACATCTGGATGGTCGCGCCGTCGAAGAACCCGAGGCGGCAGGCCTGCAGGAAGGGATAGCCGTTGATCAGAACGGGCGCATTCGGCGAGTCCGCCTGCGGCGTGAGCACCAGCTTCATGGTGCCCCCGTTCATCCCGGTCTTGACCGTGATGGTGTCGCGCGTGATCGTGAGCCCGGTCTGATAGGTGAACGGGCCAGCGGCCGGAGCGTAGATCGAGGCCGTCAAGGGGATCTGAAAATCCGTGAAGTGGTAGACCTGGCCCGTTGACAGGGTGATGTCGTAGAGCTGCGCCAAAAGGTATTTGCCGCCCGCGAGAATCGCGAGCGTGGCGGCGGACGCAGATCTCATAGGATGGTGCTCTCGAAGCTGATCTTCGACACCGACCACAGCGACTTCATGAACTTCTTGAAATCGAACGTGTCCACATCGAACCGGCAGCGGTAGTACCAGGACCCCGACCAGGTGAGCGTGTGACCGGCCGCCGGCGCGTGGCCTGCGCCAAAGGTCACGATGCCGGTCGCGCCGATCGAGTAGTTCGCGCTCGAAATCGGCGTCCCGTTGTCGTACAACACGGGCGTCCCGTTCAGGTTCTGGATGATCTCCGCCTGCCCTGGGCCGCCCGAGTTCTGGTAAAGGGCGACGAGCTGGAAGATGAGGGTCGTGCCGTTCCCGGTCCCGAATTGGCCGTACTGCGCGGCCCCCGCCGCGCTGATCGTGTTGAAATCCGGGTCCGTGTGCAAAAAGGTATCGAACCTGCCCTGCACCGCGTTGAACAGCCCCACGAGTGCGCTGATGTCCGCCGGGGTGTTCGAGTCCTTCAGATATTCGAACGCGTACTCGTACCGCACCGTCGGGTAGAGCTGATAGGCGATCGTCGACTGCTTTCCGGAAAGCGCCTTTTGCACGCCGGTGCGCCACGCATAGGCGCGCGTGTAATCGAACCGGATGCCGGGCAGCGTGTAGGGGAAGAGGAACGAACTCATGCGCTCTGGAACATCCTGCGGAACTGCGGATCGCTCAGCAGTCGCTTCACGGAGGGCCCATCAATCGCGCTGACGTTCCAGTGGTGGTGGGTGTGGTGGTGGGTTTCCGCGCCAGAACCGCCGAGGCCTCCCAGCTCGCCCCGGCGCATGGATTCCGCCCACGGCTTGGGCATCACGGCCTCGCCCTGGTGGAGCATGGCGGGCATGTCGCGGGGCACGTAGGCGGTACCGACATCCAGGCTCGCCAGACCCTCGTATGCAGCGACGGCTGCGTAGGCGGCCGTGGCAGCCGCCGGCGCCAGAATCCACCCGACATAGGGGATCTGCGCGACGCTCGCATAGGTGCCGGAAAACGCCTTGGCGGCATCGGCCATGACGGTGCTCGAGCCTGCGGAAGCCGAGGCCACTTTCGATGAGGCAGCCGCCGCAACGGTCGAGGCGGTGCGCAGCGTGTTCCCGGTGACGGTCGCGCTGGTCTTCGTGATCTCACCGACCAGCCATTTCTCGACGATGATGGTGGTGGACCGGACCATGTCTTCGACCAGGGACCCGGCCAGACGCTGCATGCTCTGGCGCATCGTCTGCGTGCCGCGGATCATTCCGAAGATGGTCGAGTCGAAGGCCTCCCCGATCGGCCGGATGGAGGCCAGCCACTGCTCCTGGGTGGCGTGCGCGCCCTGGCTCTGGATCCTCAGGATCTGCCCGTCGATCTGCTGTTCCTTGGCCAGGCGCTGCGCCTGCAGGGTCGCCATGGCCGCCTGGTCCCCGGATGCGAGAGCCATCTTCGCCTGGTAGAACTGCTCCCACGCCTCGAGCTCCTGGGACGTGAGCGCGATCTCCTCCCCGGCGCTCTGCGCGCCCCCGCGCGCTGCCCCGCCCTGCGCCGAGGCGGCCAGCTGCTTCTGCAGGGCGATCTGGCCCAGCACGGACTCGCGCCGCGCCTCAAGCTCGGCGCTCGCCGTCCGCGCCGACTCCTGCGCGGCCCTCTTGAACGCCTCCTGGGTGCGCTGCTCGCTTTGGACCTGGTGGTTCAGGTCCGACTCGAGCCTGCGCATCAGATCGTTGCTCAGCTGCTCCTGCCGAGCGTTGTATTCACGCGTTTCGGCGAGCAGCTGGGAGTGCGCCTCCTGCACCTTGTCGACGTTGCCGGACCCGTAGTACTTCAGGCTGTCCTGGTAGAACTGCTTCACCAGGGCGAGCCGGGCCGCCGTGCCCTGCGCTTCGCCCGCGATGCGCTCCTTGATGGAATTGAGGTCCTGGATGGTGAGCGCATCGATGGCCGCCTTCTTGGCAGCCGCCGCGGCCTGGGCTTGCGTCACCTGGCGCTGGATCGATCCGGTGCGCGCGGCGTCCGCGACCGCCTGGGCCGATCTTTCATGGTCCGCGGCGGCTTTGAACACCGCCTCGACGACCGCGGTCCGGGGCCCGATCTGCAGCATGCGCTCGCCCAGCAGGAGCGCCTTGGAGGCGGTGTTCTCAAATCCGGTCTTGAGCTTGCCGAGCGTGGCGTATAGCTCGGACAGCTGCTTCGTCTGCTCCATCGACAGGCCGTTGACCTCGCTCATGGTATTGGCGACGCCCCGGTCGGACAGCTCCAGGCCCTTCAGTGCCGCCGCGGCCAGCACCGCCCGGGCCCCGAGATCCCGGGTCAGCGCCGACATCGTCTGGGTTGCGGTCGCGCTGTTCAGCAGCCGGTCATGCAGCGTCTGCAGGATGGCCGCGGTGCCATAGGTGGCATCGTTGATCTGGGATGTGGTCACCCCCAGGTCCCGCAGCTTCTCCACGGCCGCCCCGGAGCCATCGCGGGCCTCGGAGAGCATCTTCGCCAGGTTCTCCGTCGCCCGGGTCAGCACGTCGGAGGACACCCCGGCATCCTCGGCAGCGAGCTGCAGCGTCTGGTACTGCTCCACCGTGACGCCGAGCACCTCGCTGTAGGACTGCATCTGCGCGGCGCGCTGCCCGAACTCATCCACGGCGCCTGCCAGGCGCCTGATGCCCTCGATGGCAAAGCCAATGCCGGTGAGCTCGAAGGCCCCGGAGATCGCGCTGCGCATCTCGCCGATGGAGTTTCCGAAGTCGCGGGCCGGCGCGCTCGCGCCACGCAGCTCCTGGGCGTAGTTCGAAACAGCCGACTTCGCAACCGTGAGGTCACCGGCGAGCTGCTGCATGCGCCCCAGGTCAGACGGTCCCACGATGCCGGAGATCGACTGCTTCGCCAGGCCGTTCAATTCGCTGTTGAGCGCCGAAACCGACGCCTTCGCGATGGCGAACTTGGACGTCAGGTCGATGACGTCAGCCGATACCTTTACAGCAAGATTCGATCCAGACATCAGTTCATCCCCGGGAATTTATGCAGCGCACGGCCATCGGCTCCGCGGAAGACGCCGTCGCTTCCGATCCCCACCCGCGCGCCGCCAAAGGCATCCATCATCTGTTTCGGACTCAGCGCCTGACCGCTCGCCCAGCGCTTCTCGATCTGGCGCAGGTTCGCGGCCTGAACCTCCTCTTCCGTCATGGATGCGACGCTCTTCGGCTCCCACGAGGTATAGACACGCGCGAACAGCGCCAGGAACTCATGTTCGGGTGGGCATTCCTGCCAGTACTCGAGAAGCTCAACGGCCTCCGGGAACGTCATCTCTGCGACCTGCGACGGGAGCTTTTTCAGGCCCGTCGCAAGCCGGCCGATGAGATTCGGCCAATCTATTGCGCCCCCGGAACCTCTTCCCCCGACGGGATACCCGCCTTGCGCGTGTAGCCGGCGAATTCGATGATGGCGTCGGCCGCCGCGCGCGCCTCGTGGATGTCGATGGCAGAATCCAGGATCGCATCGACGGTCATCTCGGGTTTCACCTTGGAGAGCGCGATGGAGATGATCTGCGCCGATTGGTCGATGGAGCCCGCGAGCTGGTCTGCGGGACTTGCGGGCGTTTCCTTGAGGACCCCGATCCCTAGGGCCCGCGCCTGACGCAGGGTGAGCCGCGGAACGCGGTATTCGGTCCCCGCAAGCTTGATGGTGAGTGTGTCCATGTGATCCTCCGAAGGGGCAGGCGAGCGGTACCGGCATACCGCTCGCCAACTGACGGTTTTAGGCCGCCAGTTCCCCGTAGAGGTGATAGACAAAACGGCTGCCGGGCCGTAACGACTGAAGCAGAGCGTTAGCCCTGGGTGGCGACGCTCATCAGCGCGATCTGCTGCGCGGCGTTCGCGAAGAACTCGAAGTCGTACTCCGGCATCATGAAATCGGTGAGCTTGTGCCCGAAGGCCGCCTTGCTGCCGATCGCCTGGAAGATGCTGAGGTAGTACGTGGCGCCGTACAGCGCCGATTTGTAGTCGAGCGCGAAGGTCGGAGTCGTGCCGATCAGCTGGTTGGCGATCGTCTGGCTCATGCCGGTCGCGCCGGTGGTGAAGCTGTAGGCCTGAGAGGTGATGACCGATATGCCGCTGACTTGATCGGCAGAGGAGAACGTGTAGACACCGGCCGCCACCGAGTACTGGCCCGCCGCGGGCGTGCCCGTGACCAGCTGCAGAGGCTCCATGTTCGCCGCGTTGACGACGCCCAGGTCCTTGTAGACGATGCCGCTGTGCGGAATCGTCGGGGTGATCGTAAACGGAGTCGCCGGAATGGCGATCGCGGGGGCGACGTAGATGTCGTACTGCGTGCCCAGCGTCCAGGTGCCCCCGATCAGCAGCGTGTTCAGCGCCTGGCCGGACAGTGTCGCGGCCTTGATCTTGCCGGTGGTCTTGGCCGTGCCGCGAGCCGCCAGCAGCGCGAACTGGTTCTGGCCGAACAGCTGCTTCGTCTCGAAGGAGAAGTCGAGCGTGAACTCGTTGACGAAGCCGACGTTGACCGGAGTACCGTTGGAGATGTCGGTGCGCGTCAGGTAGAGGATGCCGGGCCCGAATACGCCCTGCGGAACCACGTTCGTGTTGGCCATTGCGAGCTCCTGAAATGAAAAAGGCCGCCCGAAGGCGGCCTCGATTGGAAAGGGATGTGATTGGGTCTATGGAACGGTGATCAGCGCATCAACTACGGCAACGGCCTGGCCGCCGATGTCTCCCGGGTCCTTGTCGATCTTTCCGGAAAGGCGGCACCAGAACACGAGGCCACCCAGGGTGCACCGCTGCTGCGCCGGGTCATCCGGCGCCAGGGCGCTCTGGATGGCATCCAGCAGGTTGTTCAACACCGTGAGCGGCACGGCATCAGGATCCTGGCCGGCGTTGCTGTAGATCACGATCTGCGCCGTGATCGTCTGGACCTGCAGGATGCTGTGCTGGTATTCGAGCTCTTCTGACAAATCGCGCAAGAACAAGGCCGGCTGCGCGGAGCACTTCGACCAGGGAATCAGCCGGCGGCCGATAGTCTGAAATCCGGTCGTAAGGCTCACCCCGACTGCGTTCGCCGTCGCCGGCTCGGAAATCGTGAGCGGCGCCAGCCCGGTGATCAACGCACCGCGCGGGATGCCGGCACCGAATACCGGAAGGCCCACGAAAAGATTGGCGATCGTGCTCGGAGCGTACAGCGTGCTGTCGCCGTTTCGCGTTTCCGCCGTGAACTGCGTCTTCACCGAGGCCGAAAGCGTCGCGAGCAGGGCATTCAGCACCGTCTCCCGGGATGGCCGGCTCATGCGTCTCCCCCGTCGATGGCCTCTTGCAAGGCGGCCTGCAGCTGCTCCTGCATCTGGGGCTTCAGCTCCTCGAAGGGCCCGTGCAGGTAGCGGAATGCCTCGATGTGGGTCGGCTTCGTCAGCCGGCTTTCGATCCGGCGCTGGCCGGCGCCCAGGCGACGGAAGATTCCGCCGTGATCCGCCAGTCGCCGCGGCTTGTTCGAGCCGTACTCGAGGGTTGCCGCCTTGGCGTATTCATCCGGCGACTGCGGCGCATAGACCTGGACGTAGCCGGCCACGCGGCTGGCCTGGTCGGCGAAAATGCGCTCCACGATCTCGGACGCCAGCTTCCCGGTGCGCTTCGGCGCGGCCTCCTCGACGGCGGATTGCAGTCTGCTGGTGAGGCTGACGATCCGCTGTTCAAGGATCGCGCGCGCTTTGGCCGGGAACGATTCGAACCGCAGCGACAGCTCGGACGCGCCCCGTGTGACGACGGCTCCAGGCATCAGCCGGTCACCGGAACGCGGTAGGGCTCGATCAGCGAAAGGATCTCGGGGGCGAACGCGCCGGTCTGCCCGGGGGCGGGACCGACCCAGAACCGCTGGCTGCCGACGCCCTGAGGTTGATCCCACTGGACCATCATGGGGTCACGGCCGCGGGCCTGGA